GGGTGGCGAAGCCGCGATAAGAGTCTTAACGTGTAGTGTTTTATAGGTAAGGGTTTACACTTATGTCTAATCCAGATGGTAAAGTCAGCATAATCAAGATTGCTGAGGCTTGGGGTTGCACTCGCCAGTACGTAAACAAGTTGAGGATGAAGGGGATGCCTACTGACTCAATCGAAATAGCTACTGAGTGGATGGAGGCTCACAGGATAAAGCCCCCAATCAAAATTGGATTGGAAGGGTACAACGACGACGTTGAGAAAAGTCTTCCCGAAGATACGCAGGCTGAGGCGAGCGACCTAATGAGAGACGATATCTATGGTTGCCTAGCTAGATCAAAGCAAAGCGAGAAAGTCGCTTATGCCATCCTTCACCAAGCACAAGTAAATCGAGACCACGCCAGACTTCCGAACCTAGTGAAAGCTCACAAGGAAAGCGTAATGGGAAGGCTAACTGCGGAAACTCGAGTCGAGCAGTTGCAGAGGAGTACTGGTCAGACGATTGGGACTGACTTAGCCAAAAACATAATGTCCCGCTATATGAGCACCATCAGAGCTTTGATGGAAGGGTTGCCATCTTCTGTGTGCCGAAGGGCAAATCCCTCTGACCCCGAACTTGCTAAGGAAGCGATGCAGGAAGGAGTCGATAGGATTATTGCGATCATCCATAAAACTAAGGGAGCGTTCGGCGAAAGGGTTAATGAGTCTTCGCTTGACGAAATCGACAAAACAATCAAGCCTACTATAGATGAAAACGGAATACCCACTTCTAAAGAAAATTAAGATAAGTGAAATCAAGGGGGCTACTTACAATCCTCGTAAGATTACTAACGAGCAACTCGGGAGACTTACGAAGTCGATATCAGAGCTTGGAGACCTACAACCAATCACGATCAACGCAAGGACTGGAAATACAATTATTGGAGGACATCAAAGGCTTAAAATATATCAAGCTATGGGAAGGGACTCCATCGAAGCGTGGGTGGTGGACTTGCCCTTGGAAAAGGAAAGAGCAGCGAACCTCGCCCTTAACCATCTCTCGGGTGAGTTCGACATTCCAGCCCTTAAGGACTTGCTCGATCAAATCGACAATTCCGACTTGGACATCGAAGTAACTGGATTCTCAAATGCGGAGCTTTCCCGCCTTATGTCACAGACCATCCCGAAGGGGGCACTCGAACTGGACATAGAACAAGCAGGGAAAGGAGAGGTTCCAGACCTAGAGGGAGATTTTACACCTCCGCCATCAGCAATCAGACTCGTTCCCATATATCTGACAAATGAGGAGCACGACTCTTTTATTGCAAAAGTTAAGAAACTAGGGGAAACGATTGGAACTGAAACTTCAACTGACACAATTAAGTCTTGTGTCGAGAAATGCTACTCTGAGCTTTAGTCTTTGACATTTTACTTGGTAGTATGGATATCGTGCATATTACGCAATGCCTAGCAGATGAGGAGGTGGACTGCCTAGCAGGGACTCACCTTCACGAAAACTGCTACGATCATATCATAGACGAGGATACTGATGTCTATAAACCCAATGGCGAGCTTCTGCTTAAGTTCCGAAAGGGAATCATTCCTCTGTCAATTTGCAAGCAAGCCTACCCATCTCTGAGAACTGGAGCGACAAAAACCTATAATCGTGGAACTGCGGGCGGAAACATTAAGAAAGATGTGAAAAGTAATTTTGTCGTAGCAGGGAATCAAACAAAGGGTGGATATCGAGTTAAGAAAGATGGAACACTAAGCAATGTTTGGGAGAGACCTAAGCCAATTCTAAGTGGTTTGATAGGTTTTACCGATAAAACTTCGAGAATGCCGTATTGCCGTACAACTAGGTGGACTAACGAAAATCCAGAAAAGTTTGCGTTAGCCCTGCCCCTTATTCAATTTATCAGCAAATCCTTCAAAGAGCTAGTTCCAGAACGATATAAAGCTCAAAAAGCAAGATGCGACAAAACAATTAAAGATTGGGTAATTCCAAATAGTGTATTCACGACCATAACAGTAAACAAAAACTGGCAGACTGCGGTACATAAGGACGCTGGAGACCTTGCCGAAGGGTTTGGGTGTATGACTGCGTTCTCCGCTGGAGGCTACAAAGGTTGCAATCTAGTATTCCCGAAATATAGGACTGCGGTAAATATGCGGACTGGAGATTTAATTTTATGCGATGTCCACGAATGGCACGGAAATACCCCTCTTGTTCCTAAAATCGGAGTTCCCCACGAAAGAATAAGTTGCGTATTCTATTATAGAGAGAATATGTACAAGTGTGGAACCCTAAAGAAAGAGTTAGACGATGTTAAAAGAAGAAATACTAGAGACGGAACTCCTCTCTATATCTGATCGTGATAAGGTTGCAGTAGTATGTTGCGGGGAACATAACGGCAAACATTCAGACGCAACCTACAATCTAGCTAAAAATTGCTATTTGAATGGATTGTATCCTCATATATTTTTCTTTTCCCCAAATACTTGCCCCTTGCTACTTAATAAGAAGTTTATCACTAAGCAGGGTTTTCCAGTTCTTGTAGGAGGTAGCACTCCGCAAGCAAATTTTGAGTTAGTGCAACTTCTTGGCAGTTACGGCTCGAGGGCGTGGATGGGCATTGCTCCGCCTATTCCAGAGTCTTACTCGGTAACTCGGGAGGGAGTTCTTTATCTTTGGAAACAAAAGCCAGCAAGGGACATCGTTTACAATAATATGCCAATGGAAGATGCCTTAGTAAATTGGGCTTTTGACTATTTGAAGTTTGCTAAGTTAGTAGTTTGCAAGACGAGCGAGGAGAAAATACTTTACCCGAAAGGAGTTCCTGTTATATCAGAGGGCGAGGCACTCAAGGGACAATATATTGAATGAATTAGACCTAGAGCAGTTTGTGGATAATATCTGGAGTCCACGCCAAGCACTATCAGTTCAGCAATGGGCAGAGGCTAATCTATATCTTTCGGAAAGGGTATCTTCTTCTGCTGGTGCGTACTCAACTCTTCTTACACCATATGTTCGGGAGCCTCTCGAAAACTTCAAGGATGACCATACACGCACGATGGTTCTTTGCTGGGGAGCACAGACCGCAAAGACGACAACCATTCTAGCTGGACTAGCCTATAGGCTCGACGTTAATCCAGTTCCCGCAATGTGGGTTATGCCGAACGAGAATCTCGCCAGAAGCTTTTCTGAATATCGTTGGCAACCTATGGTAAGCGATTGCCCTGCTCTAGCAAAACACAAGCCAGCTAACGCAGACAAGTTCAAGATAATGGAACAACATTTTGATCGTATGTCACTTTGGTTTTTTGGCAGTAACTCACCAGCAAATCTTGCATCACGTAGCGTAGGACTTTTGATTTGTGATGAAACTGATAAGTTTGCCGAAGCATCATCTAGAGAAGCTGGGGCGATTCAGCTAGCCGAAGCCAGAACAAGGACGTATCCCCTAAGTCTAACTATTCAAACCTCCACGCCAACGACAGAGTTTGGGTACATATGGCAGGCATTCCTTAGAGGCGACCAGAGGTACTATCACGTTCCTTGCCCTCATTGCAACGAGTTCCAAGTTCTGACTTGGCCGAACGTGAAATGGGACAAAGAGGCTAAAGGGGAGGATGGAACGTGGGATAACGAGAGAGTGCGAGCTACGGCTTACTACGAGTGCCCCAAGTGCAAGGGAAGGATAACTGATGGTCAGAAGACAAAGATGCTTAGGTTGGGCAAATGGAAACCAGCAAACCCAAACCCTGAGCCAAATGTAAAATCCTACTCCCTATCAGGAATATATTCCCCTTGGGAGACTTTCGGGAAACTGGCTGTGAAGTTTGTGAACGACAAGAAATCCTTGGTTGGCTTGCAGGACTTCGTCAATTCAGTACTCGCCCAACCTTGGGTAGAGAATCCCGAAGAAAGCACAGACAAAGTTGAGGGTAGCGGGTACAGGATGGGTGAGGTATGGGCAGAAGCCGACAGGCGAATAATCTCGGCGGACATCCAAGAAGCCAAGGGCTTTCATATGTGGGTGGTGGTGCGGGCTTGGAAGTTGGACGGAACCTCTAGGCTGGAGTGGTGTGGAAGGCTGGAGACGTGGGACGCACTAAGGGTTATGCAGTTGGATTGGAAAGTGGATGATAAAATGGTTTTTGTGGACAGCGGAGATCAGACCAGAGACGTTTACTATCAAGCTTGTAAGTTTGGGTGGACTTGCTTGCTCGGCTCCGACTCTCACCTTTTCGCACACGTAACTCCGACCTCCCGCATCAATCGCCCCTATTCCGCCCTTCAATGGGGCGACCCCTTAAGCGGAACTGGTAGGGTGGCTCAAGCCGAAGGGCTATCCAAAAAGAGATGTCCAGTTATTCGTTGGTCAAACCCGACCATCAAAGACATCCTTACAGCGTTAAAGAACAAGAGGATGGGTTCTTGGCTTATCCCTTTAGACACTCCCGAAGAATGGCACAAACATATCAATAGCGAAATCAAGAAGCCTAAGTACAACCCCATCTCGGGGCGTACTAAACTAGTTTGGCATAGAATACACAAGGACAATCACTTAAGAGACTGTGAGTGTATGAATCTAGTAGGGGCTATGCTACTTGGTTGTATGCCAGTACCAAATGAAGATTCTTCCGAAATGAAACAAGTTGGCGATGAATATAAATCGCAAGAGTTGACAGAAGCGTAATCGGTATGGCTAGCGTTCAAGGCGTATTTTTCGGGCTAACCGCAGGCCAAATCACCACGATTCGGGACAATGCGTTGTCCGCAGTCAATGCAATTTTGACAACTGGTTCTTCGTATTCTATTGGAGGAAGGCAACTTACAAGGGCGAACCTAAACGAGCTTGAGATGACCATTCTTGAGGCGACCTCAGCCTTAAATCGACTTGCAGGGGCAGGGACTAGGATAACTAGAGTCTATGCTGATTATTCTCGGGGCGGAAGATTCTAGTTGATATAAAATACTATACGTATAATCCTTGCATATGCCCAACCTGAACTTCATAGAGAAAATTGTATCCTCGGTAAATCCCGCCTTTGGAATCAAACGTTTAGCAGACAAATGTAAGTTAGTGGAGTTCAACAGATTTGCTGGTGCGTATACCCTTACAGATCGTGCACCATCCAGAATACTAAGTGGCGGAGAGGGATTCTCTTCAACGTTCGAACGCATTCAGTTGATACGTGCGGCACGTGACCTAGAGGACAACAACTCAATCATTCGTAGCATCCTTTTGAAGTTCAGTCAGTATGCCCTCGGGCAGTTTCGCTACTCTAGTAGGACTGGAGATAACCAGATAGATGACGCTTACGAAAAGTATTGGGAGAACTGGTGCAAGAAAGCCGATTACTTAGGGCGACACAACTTCCATTCCTTATCCCACCTCGCCCTCCGCTCTGTGCTTAGAGATGGAGACGTTGGGTTCGTAATTACCAGACAAGAGACCTCGAATGGAATCGCAGACCCAAATAGCCCTTTAGCACTACAAAGCGTAGAGGCAGATCGTATTGGTGGAAACATAGATGTGCCGACAGCTAACCAAGAATATATCGGGGGAGTTTGCTTTGACCCAAACGGAAAGACAACTGGATACAAAGTTTATCGTCGAACACAAGGTAACTCTTATACCGACCCGCAGATAGTTCCCGCTCAGTCTTTCCTCCTAATCTATGACCCCTTAAGGCTCGACGAAGTGCGTGGACGTAGCCATCTAGCATCAATCATTAATCAATGTAAGGACTTGCAGGAGACGCTCGACGCAGAGCAAATGGCAGTCAAGAACGCGGCGATGCGGATTATGACCATCGCCAACACCAGCGGACAAGCAGACGACCCATCCTCATATTTTAACCAAGCCAACACAGACGCATACGGCAACCTAACGAATCTCGAGACGATGCAGAAGTCGCAGATCAACTACTTGCCCTCGGGTAGCGAAATGAAAATGTTCGAAAGTAATCGTCCCTCCTCGGCTTTCCAAGGGTATGTGGACTTAATGGTTCATTTGATTGCCTTAGCATTCAACCTCCCATTCGGTTTTTGCTACGACCTTTCTAAGCTCGGCGGCCCAACCGTGAGGCTGGAAATGTCCCTCGCTTCCAGAACCTTCAAACGTTGGCAGTCAATTATGGAAGATAGATTTTTTGACAGGGTTAAGAACTTGGTGCTCGCAGACGGAATGAGCAAAGGGGAAATCCCTCCAAGTGCTAACTATAGAAATGGCAAATGGATATATCCCGCCGACCCAACCATAGACGTAGGGCGTGACTCACAGAGTGCCATCGCTGAGTTCAAAGCTGGACTCCGAACAATGACTGAAATTTACGGAAGCAAAGGAGAAGACTATGAGGAATCTATCAGACAAAGAGCAAAGGAAGTCCGTATTGCAACCGACCTTGCTCAAGAAATGGAAATACCTATCGAAAGTATTTCAGACTCTTTTAAGCCCTCTGAGCCGACTGCTCCGCCCCAAGCCCCATTGCCCTCCGTGGCGGAGGCCAAATTGCCAGACGTGCCTAACACAAATGATGAATCGGAAGTAGACGACAAAGAAGAAGACACCGAAGAGGAAGTTCCAACCAGAGCAAGGCGAACACCGAAGGCTATCACGACTAGAGAAGCTGAGATGATCTTGGACGCTATCGAGATGCAGGCAGTTGGTGATATAGATTTATCTCCCAACGCTGGAATGATTGAGTCCGCAAAGTCAGCACTACGAGTGCGTGCGACGAAACCAGCTAGCCAGCGGGGAATGACACAAGTTGGCGTTGCTAGGGCAAGAGACATAATCAATGCCAAGAGATTATCCCCTAGAAGCTGGAGGCGTATGAAGAATTTCTTTACTCGTCACGAAGTCGATAAGCAGGGAAGCAGTTGGGATGAGAAGGGTAAGGGGTGGCAAGCTTGGAACGGATGGGGTGGAGACGCAGGGTTCGCCAGATCAAAGGTTGTCGTAGACCAACTAAACAAAGCCAGAGAAGGAAAATAACTTAGATGATCTCGCTTTGCTATAATTCAAGGCAGATCAATTTCTACGACCCATCGCAAGATCGTGACTCTAGTGGGAGGTGGACTGGTTCGGGTGGAGGTTCGGGTTCGAATGCTCAGACTACTACTCCCAAGTGGGCACAAGATAATCCAGAGAGGGCTAGCAAGGAAACTGGTGAGAAGACAACGATGCTTTATCACGGAACTTCTGCTCAGGCATTAAAGTCGATTCGAGAGCAGGGAATTAAACCAAGCAAGGAAGGCGTATGGGGTGGAGGAAAAGTATATTCTACGGACTCAATGGACTTGGCGATGGAATACGGAGCGTTGCGTGGTGGAAAAACTAGCAAAATCGGTGGCAAACAACTTATAGGAATCATCGGCATATTGGCCGAAGGGTTCAAAAGCGTGGCAGATAATATCCCAAGCAAGAAATCACAAATGATGGGCAAGACTGGTATGGCCGCAGTTTCTAAGATATTTGTAAAAGACGGCTCGGTACATCCTCGGAACATAAAGACTATGTCGATATTTGATATTGATAGTGTTAGAAAATATATCTACGAGAACGGAAGCAAACCAAAGCCTCTTGCAGTAAAAAACCTAGCAAGTGAAGAGGGATTAATCTATGTGCCTATTCTAATTCAGGAGCCTATAAAAAGTAGGATTGCATTCTACGACCCATCGCAGGATAGGGATTCGAGCGGTAGATGGACTGGAAGCGGTGAGATTATGGTATCTCCAAATACTAGGGAAGATATGACCTTTCCGCAGGCAGTTGCGGAAAAGGATAGCCCAAAACACGCTGAGGCTGTGAAGATGGCTAAGAGCATAATCGAAAAGCAGAAGATGACGGCAGAGATGGAGAGTGGAGTTGGAGATTGGGAAGATGGTGCGGAAGACTCCATTATTATGAAGGTTAAGGGAGAGGACTTTGACCAGATTAAATATACAGCATCTAAGCTAGGCTCAAAGCTACAACAAAAAGCAGTCATAGCGTTTGAAGAAAAAGAAAATGGAAACGACATTCTTCATAAAATTACATCTCAGCTTGGAATGGGAGAAGTTAGAAAGGTATTGACAGAAAATGGAATCAAATTTAGAACTTTGGTGGGAAACGAAAAGAAGACAAACGTAACTATCCTTGACCAAGGAGCGTCCTTGTTGACTAAAGTTTCCAATATACTAGGAGCATTAAATGCAACAGCAATTTCAGTCAGAGGTGTTGGCGAGTTTATCGGTGGAGATACCAGAGAAGACGGAGAACGAGCTTACCAAGAAAATATCCGAAGCTACGAAACAAAATTCCCGACTCGTATTCACCACTCCCTCCAAAGGGGCAGGCTACATTATTACAGGGGCTACACTCCGATAGAGTTTTACGACCCCTCTCAGCAGAGGGACGAGAGGGGCAGATGGAGCGGTTCGGGTGGCGGAGGGGGAGGAAGGGCTACAAAAGCACAAGAAGCCAGAAACGAAAGACAAGCCCAAAGACTTATAGACAAATTAAATCGAGACCCAAAAGTAGTTGAAACCCTAAAGAAGATGGCAGTATTGCAGGCGAAGGTTGCTAAGGATGAAAATAATAAATTAGCCTCAGTAACGCATTGGAGTCTAAGAGACCCAAGCAAGTACAAACAATCAGCAGACATCGTGCAGACCTTTCAAAATCCAACGAAAGAAACAAAAGAATACAATAAGAAGATTATTGAATCTCAGCTAAACCCAAAAGCGGTATCCGAAAATCCTATTGCGGTTATTCTTATGGGTTCTCCAGCCTCGGGCAAAACAACCGTGGGCAGACCCTATGCAGACAAGATTCTAGGAGGCAAGCAAGTAACAATCATTGACCCCGACGCAGTCAAGGCACAGCTTAAGGGATATGAAGGATGGAACGCTGGAGCTTTTCACGAAGAGAGTTCATTCATCTCAGAGAAGCAAATCTTTCCTATGGCTATGGGTGCTCGTCACAATATGATTATCGATATTACTGGTAAAAATACTGGTAAGGTTGAAGGGATGGCTAACCTTCTTAAGTCGTGGGGCTATAAAATTGGAATTGTGCACGTTGACGTAAATGATAAGAACGCACTTACTCGGGCGGGTAAAAGATTTGCAAAACCGAACGGACGCTACGTTCCTTATGGCTATATCAAGGGTTCAGCAGTACAAGCCTTGGGCACTTGGAGAAGGCTAACGGATGGTGGGATTGCAGATATTGGCTATCAAATAGACGGCAACGCAGACAAGAGCAAAGGCCAAACACCAAGAGTGAAGGAGACTTATGCAACAGCTTTCTGAAATCGATAAGGCTTACAAGAAGCAGGACGACGACTACGTTGATGGGCTTATTGAGCAACTCAACAAGACGCAGGAGGAGCGGATTAAAGACGCTATAGCGATGTTCGGGGCGGAGGAATACGAGAAGATGACTGGTGCTAAGTTGCCTCATAAGATCGAAGAACTTGCCCGAACTATTTCTCAAACACCCGCACCAAAAAAAGACAGAATCAAAGGTTCCGAAAAAAACCCGCAGGGCACGGCATCGACAAGAAGCGAATCTGGAGGCATCGAAGTATCGGAGCAAGTAGAGGAAACCCTTAGAAACAAGATTGCCGACTTCAAGAAAAGGCATCCCAACCGCAACGCTCCCTCTCTCGGAACTTTGAAAAAAGTCTTTCGTAGGGGTGCGGGAGCTTTTTCTACTAGCTACAGACCGACCATAAGCGGAGGTGCACCTAATTCTCGTAATGCTTGGGCTATCGCTCGGGTTAATAAATTTCTAAAAATGGCTGGAGGAGGCGAGGTTAAGAAGTCTTACAGAGAGGCAGACGGAGACCTTCTCGGGGCTATCTTTGGAGACGGAGACCTCCTTGAGTTAGACTGTGGTACTGGTAGCGGAGGATTCAAGGCGGGCAACACTTGCTCCAAGGGCGGGGATGGCTCAAAAACGACCAAGGATGCCCCTGCTAAGGGGGTTGAGGAAAAGAAAGGGGCATTGAGGCGGATTGCAGAAGGTGCGAAGATTAAGGCACAATACGGAGCGAGTAAGGCTGGAGAGATTAGAGACTATCTTCAATCACCAGCAGGACGTGATCTTAGAGACAACATATCGAAGGCATTAAAGATCGCCTACAAGGGAGGGATTGAATCAGTCGCTAGCGTACAAAGCCATCGTTATAAGATATTGATTGGTGCGTTAATAAATCCAGCCCTCGGGGGGGAGTTAATTGCGGGTGCTGGGATTGCGGGTTTTATTAAGGGAGCGGTAAAGGAGTATAATTCACAGCAAGGGCGAAGTTCCAGTAAGGGTATTGCTCGTTTTCAGGCTATGGGTTCAGTAGTTACTTTAGCCAGAACTCCCTCCGACTCGGAGATCGCAGATTATATTACCGACGAGATATTGGTTGCAATCAAAGAAGAAGTTACAAATCAGAAGGACTTCTGCATAACGACTAGCTTTGAATACGACCCGCTACAAAATCGGGATGAAAGTGGTAAGTGGACTGGAGGTGGCGACTCGGGAAGAGGCAGGGGAGAGGGCAAGAGCGGAGTAGGAGAGGGGTATACATCTATCAAGCAGGAAGCAGAATGGGTGTACTCCAAGATTTTAGATAATCCCAACCTAGAAATGGATAGACCAGAAAACCAAAGAGAAGCAAAGCAATGGAGTGAGGCAGTAGCGAAAGACGGACTCGGAGCAGACACATCGGTTGAACTTCAAAATAAGTCAGACGAAATGATAAATGCCGTAGCTGATTATACTGGTAGTGGCTCAATACTTATGAATAGTGAAAGTCGTTCTGAGCCAGAAAAAGACCCGAACTCTCCAGACTTTACCATCGGCGACAAAAAAGAACTACTTGATAAAGCCATAAAGATTTTCCCAAATAATGAACAATCCACTATTTATCGTGGGATGACCGAAGACCAAGCAAAACACGCAAAAAATAAAACTCAATCACAAACAAGAGAGCTTGCTTCAACGCTCCAAGTTGGTTCCGAGTTTGTAGACAAAGGATTTGTTTCGACATCTCGGGATGCATATGTCGGTGCAAAGTTCGCCAGTCTTAGTCAGTTGTATACAAATCTAATAGGAATAGATGAATACGGAGACGGCAACCCCCTTAAAGAGATAAGTACGTATAATAAAAATGGGCAATTTGGAAAAATGGATGCAAAAGCGGTAAAGTCTGCTTTCGGTAAATCAAATGTTTATAAGGATACATCATTCTTCGAGAGTGACCTTTTCAAAGATATGGCAAAGAACGGAAATGGGTTTTTGGTTAATCCATTAGTAGGAGACACGAAATCGAGACTCTACCTAACCATAAACAAAGCAAAAGGCAGGGGAATGGCAGTACCAAGGTTTATGAATGCTGGGAGTATGTCCAAAGAGCAAGAGGTTATTCTTCCAAGGAAATCACGTTTTCGAGTTACTGAAATCACAAGAGTACCGCTTTATCAAAGTAATTTAACTGGAACCAAGGAACCAGAGGTTGTAGGAAATCTAGTTTCTGCTAAGGTAGAATTACTATGAAGAACAAATGGGATGAAAATACGTTCGAAAATCGTATGAATTGGGACAATGATATTGAAATTTTCCACCCCAAAAAGGAAGACCTTATGACTGGAGTAACTCCTCCGTCGACCATCCCCACCGCAGTCATTCAAGGCGGAGAAAAAGATAAGCCTAAAATTAAATCTCTTGAGTAAAATCAGAATAAGCTTGACGTACTAAAATTCTCCCCCCTTACTATCCCCCCAAGAGGTTAAGAGATCAGACATAGATAGTTTTACTTTCATAAGGAAATACATATTAAAGGTTTTTTTTATTGTTTTTTTATTTAATTCGAGATCATAAAGCCATTTGAACTAAGCGGTGTGCCCCGAACGACTCGAACTAAATCCTCTCTACGAATCCCCTAGTAGAAAAGAAAAAAAATAAAATAGATTCTGGATACTTCGATGAGAGTGATAACTGCCATCGGTGGAGTGCCTAGCTCGGGCAAAACTTCTTTGGTTCGCCAATACCTAGCTATGACTGATGGCTGGAAACCCTACATACATCACAGCGTACCCCATCTTTACAATCCTTTTCTTGGTTCCTATGTCCTTGGAATATACGACAAAAAGGAACTCTTTTCTGGAACTGATAAGTTTTCATTCTCAATCGCCCCATACGCACTTGAGTTTATTAAACGCACCAAGGGGAATTTGATATTCGAGGGAGATAGGCTTTTTAATTCTTCATTCCTAGAAGCCCTACAATCGCTCCCAAACACAATCCTACGCATCTTAATACTATCAGCGGACGAGGAGACCTTACGGCATAGGGCAACTACGAGAGGGAGTGACCAGTCACCAACATTTCTCCTAGGGCGGAAGACAAAAATCGAGAACATAAAAAGCAATAAAACCTTATCTGATTGCGTAAGACTCGCCAAAAATGAGAGTAGATCAGATGCGGACAAGAATCTCCGCTGGATAGTCTCCTAGGGAGAATCAACGACTTACAACTATTTACAATTATCTTAAAATACTTCTTGCAAAGCGGGTTGGCATATGGTAATCTCTTCGTATGATCAATCAAGAAAACGCCCAAGAAAAGACGTTCGGAATAGAAATCGAAACCTCAATTCCTCAGAGCTTGCAAATCTCTATTGGCTCCCACGGACGAGGACTTCCTATCAGATCGGTAACAACCTCTGATGGGGTTGTTCACGTTGCACCGACATTCAACGGTGAGTGTTGGAAAGCCGACGAAGACCCCTCAATCCGTACTCAGAATGGCTACAAAAAGTGCGAGTTTGTTTCGCCCATCCTCAAGGGTGACGCTGGAATCCAGAATATCCTTGCTTTCCTAGCTTTCATAAAAGCCATCGGGGGCAAGCGTCCGATTCGTCAAGCGGGTCAGACTCAAGGCGGAATCCACGTCACTCTGCACGCTGGAAACTTCATCGACTCCAACTCGCCAGCCAAGATCGTCGACTTTTGTGAATCCGTTGCAAAGCTTGGCTATCGTCTCTCACCAGTTCTGTTCGGCCAGAATGCAGAACGGAGGGACTTGAGCGGTTGGTGCAGGGTTCTTTCCTCTCGGGAACAAGATCGGGCGATTCGGAATAGCAAAGCTGATCTTCGCCAGTCTCCGTCCCACACCTCGTCGGGGGCACTCCGAGTCCCTTTCATCGACATCGGGAAATACGCCCTCATCAACTTCACCAAGATCAAGACGAACGGCACGTTCGAGTTTCGGAGTTTCTCGACCACCTTGAATCCTACAAAAGTTCTCGTCATTCTCACAACTTGTTTGGCGATTGCCCAACAAGCCAGCAAGCGGAAGACCTCGGGGTGGAGCGAGGAGCAGATCAACTCCTCTGAGCTTTTCCGATTCTTCTGGAGTCGCTCGGCTCGGCGGGATGTAACGAATGCCTATCCCACCCTCAAAGCTCGGGCAAAGGTTCAATTCGATTGGGGGTTTGCCTCTTGCCTTCACTTTGACCGACTCCGCTCGCAAAATTACGAGGTTCCAGCAATCCCAACCGAAGGACGGAATACCGATAGTGCGGTTGCCCTATTCAACTCCCCATCCTTTCGGACTCACATTGCAGGAGCAACTCGGTCAAATTAATGCTTGCCAACCAGCTTCCCATAGTGTAGTATGTAAATAGAAAAAGGAGAAAAAAAACAATGTGTGTAATTCTAATATCGGTAGATAAAAAGACTCGGCCAAGCTTGGAAACTCTTCTCGCTTGCCAAGCCTCAAATCGTGACGGTGGTGGCGTTGCTTGGCTTGAGAATGGACGACCTCAGTACGTCAAGAACGTTGACGCTAAATTTATCCACAATATCCTTCAAACCAAGAAGGGGCAAATTGTGGCTCACTTCCGTATTGCAACGGTTGGCGGGGTTCAGCCAGTCCTATGCCATCCATTCCCCATCTCTCGCAATCCCTCTGAGGGACTAAGCGGTTCAGCAAAGCGAGTCCTGTTCCATAACGGCACTTGGGGAGATTGGGAGAAGAATCTCGATAAGGCAATCAAGAGTGCAAATATCGCTCGTCCAGCGGGTCTGTTCTCTGACTCTCGGGCGGGTGCGGTTGTTGCTTCCATCAAGGGACTAAAAGCAATCCACACGTTCGGTGGCAAGTTCTGCGTCCTATCGAAAAAAGGAGCTTTTATGTACAACGAAGGTTGGGTTAAGCACACGGATGGTGTGTGGTACTCGAACCTTCATTGGAACTACCGAACAAAGAAGTACACCCCACTCTCTCGGAAGAGTTGGTACTCGGGGTATCACGACGAAATCCCTTGGGACGATGGAGTTCTCCCAACTTGCTACAAGCCGAAGTCTTACGAATACAAAAAGCAACCAAGCCTATTCGATCAAGCTTGTTCACTCCTCAAGCGTACGGACGATGTTGAAAAGAAGATCGGGTTCAAGTCCGACGATGATCGCTTTGAAGCACAGTACCAAGCCAGCCTACGTTCAAAGTCAGCGGGACGTGGAGGGCTTAAAACTACCGCTGAGACGATTGGAGGATTCTAACTATGAGATTAGATCAACTAGCAGAGGGTGTTCAAATGATTGGAGGCTCCAGCCTACTCGACGTTCGGCACGCCGTAGAGGTAGGAGATTCTAAAAAGAAAAATGGGTATTCCCTCTATAACGTTTATAATCGCAGATGGCTAAAGATATTCCCGACTGCGATATATGCTCGGAGTGAGCTAGAGGCAATTTCTCGGTGCAGAGGAATCATAGAACAAAAACTAGCAGGACTAGTAAACCATATAAGGAGTAACCAGAAATGAATGCAGACTTTTTGAAAGGATGGATAGTAGCGAGTTTTTTCTACTTAGGATTATTTGCAGTTGTATTTTATATACTAGAATCGATGTGATGGTTATATTCGGAGGAATGCTCCGAAACTAGGGTTGCTTTTTCCCCTAGCATTTAACCCATCGCACTAGTCCCTCGTCCGCCTTGTGTGGCCGAGGGATTTTTGCGTACATATAGAGAACTTTAACTACTATACGTATAGCAAGTTGACAGATACAACTTGGTATGCCCCTCTTAAAACCCAAACCTAAACAAACTAGCGAAGACTATATGAATAAAATTATGGGCAATGCCTCTTTTATCAAGGAGTATCCCGATAAGAAACAGAGATATGCGGTTGGGAAAAGCATCCTAAAGAACCACGCAAAAGACTTTGGTTCCTGCTGTGATATGGATGACGGCTCAGACCTATCCCCTATGGCGGGTGAAACCTATAGCGAGTTTATAAAGAGGTTCATTGCGGACGCTTCAATGGCTAAAGCCTATCCCGATATGCAAGATCGTATCGATGCTTGCAATGATATCTATGAGTCAGAGGCGGACGCAGAATACAATTCAGATGATCAAGCTGGCACAGACAGCGAGCCTATCGCTCCTGCCTTGGAAACCGCTCCAGAGGAACCAGAGATGATCGATGACGGAGAGCTTGGAACAAAAGAAGGGGGCGGAACTCCAATTCTTAAACGTCGACCAGTTAGGAAGGGAGAGGAAACGCAAGTTGCCTCATTCACCATTCCCGCTGTGTCAGTACTAACATCGGGAACTGCAAAGGGTCATAACTTAGAGATCGATTCTGTAACGCTAGAACAAGTAAAACAATGTGCCGAGTCCTATGCTAACGGAGTTAAGGTAAACGAAAATCACGGAGCAGGGATTGGCGACATCATTGGTAAGCTAAACAATTTCAGAATCGACGATAGCGGGACTAAGCTATTGGCAGATTTAACATTCTTAGATAGCAGAGCAGAGAGGGCTAAGTATTATATGGACTTAGCTAAATCTATTCCAGAAAGTTTTGGAATCTCAATCAGCTTCTCGGGTGAATCAGAGAAAAACTTAGATGGATTAGACTTGGCACGATGCTCAGAATTGTATTCTGCTGACCTAGTTCAGAATCCAGCTTCGAACCCCACAGGACTTTTTTCTGCTAAAAATAGTTGTATAGCGGTTGACAGCAACATTAACGATATGCAAACAAAGCCCGATATCGACATTACCGAGGGTACTGACGCTAAGAGCCGTGCACAAGACGCTCTTAAGCCCACAACTACCTTTGAAACCTTTGATTTTGAAGCCCTCAATGTACGCCTAGGTGCGATTGAAGATCGTATTGCCAAGATGGAGGGAACTATGAAGGGCGAAGGAACCGATAAGGAAGAGATGGGTGCATTCCCTTACACGAAAGAAACTCAGCCAACGACCACAATCAAGAAAGATAAGGAGAATCCTTCTCAAGCTGAAATGTCTGCTAAGAGCACGGCTACAACTGAACTCTCTGCCGTTCTTGGTGAGATCAAGCGTGAACTTGGCAAGATCGCTTCTGCTCCTATTGCGAGCGGAAGTGAGTTGGAAGTTAAAGCTCCCACAACTTTTGCCGAGTTAGTAAATTTCGAGATGAAACAAAACAACATCTCCAAGGGCGAATCACTTCGTCTTTGTGTTGGTAAATATAACGACCAGTACATTAAAGAACTTAATGCTGGCGGAATCGGTGTTATCTAAGGAAAGGAACCTAAAAATATGTCTACGCAATATGATTCTGGATATGCGTCTTTGTTGTTCGCCTCAACGGTTACAGCAAACTCGCTAGTAATTATGAGCACCACGGATAACACGGCACAAGTTAGTGCAACCGCTGGCTTGGCTATTGGAACCCTTCAAAACGATGTGACGAGTGGTGACGTTGGCTTGATTAAGCTTAATCGTCCCTCCACTTTTGCTCGCCTCGCAAATGCCTGCACAGCAGGAGATGCTCTCTATGTTGGTGCTACTGGACAAGTTTCCACTACTGGAACCGTGCGACTCGGTGTAGCTCGCAATGCTCAATCAGCCAATACGGTTGTTGAAGTATTTTTGGTCTAAAGAAAGGAACTTAATTATATGGCTTATATTACCTCTGGTGCAACCCTTCGTGGTGACGTAACAACTGCCGTCATCCAAGGTCAAAATAACAACGATGCGTTTATCGGAGCAAAAGTTGCCCCTATCTATACATCGCCAGTTCGTGCTGGACAATACCTAAAGCTTAACCTCGGAAATGCAGAGCTTCTAAACTCTGACGCTTCTAAGGTGCAGGCTGGAAGCAGCTACCCACGTACTACTAGGGCTTTCGACACAGATAATTTTACCTGTTTCGAATACGGACTGGAAGAGGTTGTGCCAGATGCACTTGCATCAGATGTTGCACGCTTTTTTGGTCTCGAAACTGAAACTGCGAAGATTCTTCTCCGCAACATCACCATCGGCCACGAAGTTGAAATGTCGGCGGCTGTGATGAATAATTCAACCTTTAACGCAACTAGCTCAACAACGGCATACACGGTTGCAAATCTTGCAACTCTATCATTCGTTGCGGACATCGCCTCTGCGAAACAGAGGCTCTTGCTCAAAGGCGTAATTCCTAATGCCGTCATTATGAATCAAGAAGTGTTCGACATCGTTCGTCGTGCGACCTTGGTTCAGAACCAGTTCTTCGGAGTGGTGGCGAGTGATTCTCGTCGGACTCTGAGCGAAGCTGAACTCGCGGCAGTTTGCGGTGTTGAAAATTGCTACGTTGCACGGGCAGCGTATAACGCGGCGGCGAAGGGCGCGGCTTACAGCGGTGCATTCATTGTTCCCAAGACCTATGTTAGCGTTGCTAGCATTGCGGGTGGTGACTTCGCGGCGGGCGGGATTGCTCGCACGATTATCTGGAGCGAAGATGCAAGTGCACCTTTCGTTACCGAGAGCTATCGTGACGAAAATCGTCGGAGCAACATCCTCCGAGTTCGCTCGAATCGTGTGGTGAAAATCATCGACTCCACGGCAGCAGAGTTGATCACTACGCAGGCTTAATACTCTTAGAACAACACGTTCTTACAGACAGCCCTCTAGCCTAACCGCTAGGGGGCTTTTTGTTGTTGCCATCTATCCGTCTTTCAATATAAGAAGGTGAATGAACGAATCACAGACACAACCCGCAACTAAATTTCCATTTACCCTTTCCCTTTACGCAATAGTTTCTCGAGAGTGTGCCAGTAAATATGTAGCGAGAGCACTTGAATCCTTCAAAGTACTAAAGCCAGACGAGATCGTTCTGTGCTCGGCAATGGGAAAGCATACCGCTGAGGGCTTGCCGATACTCGAGGAAGTTGGAAAGAGGTACGGAGCTAGGGTAATTTCGTACGAGAATGCCCCTAGAAACGCCGATTGGGAGCATATCGATAGCTTCTGCAACGCTAGGAACAAAGCCCTACAAGCGTGCACTAGCGAGTGGGCTATGTGGTTCGACTGCGACGACCTATTGATTGATGGTGCAGAGAAAGTTCTTTGGGAGATTACATCCAAAGCAAAAGAAAATCACGACTGCGTATTCTGCGGATATCAAGTTCCCTTGGCTGGACTTATTCCAGTTCGAGAACGACTAAGCAGAAAAGGAAAAATGCACTGGTTGTATCCAGTCCACGAACAATTAAAGCCAATAGATAGTGCTGGATTGAAAGCTATCGGTACTCATCACCCGCTTGTAATGCACTCCCCAATCGATCACAAGAAAGCGTCAGTAGTTAGAAACCACGCCATCCTAGATTACTCCTTAGATGCAAGTCATCTATATAACTACTACAAAGCAGATGAGTACTTCCAAGAGGGCAAGTATGAAGATTCGGCTGAATGGTGCAGGAGGACGTTAGCGGACTCGAGAATCGATATTGTGATGAGAACGCAATGCCATACGATGCTTGGTAGGCTTTACGTAGACCCTGTTCTAAAGCGAAAAGAGCTACTCGAAGCTTATGCTCTAATGCCTCATCGAGCGGAGGCATTGTTCTACTTGGCCGAAGATTATTTTAATAGGAGGCTTTTTTCTGATTCCCTAGCGTTAGCTCGGTCAGTTTGCTCAATCCCGAAACCAAATCTTACCTACTGGACTCAGAAAAACTTTATCTATAATTGGGAGGCTCCAGATTTATACCTACGTTGTGCTAGAGCACTAAAGGATTACGAGCTAGTAAGATTTCTGGATGAAGATAGAACAAAGAATTTTGGAGATTATGACATCACTCTTTGCCACGCCACGGCAAGACCGAAAGTGGCTAAGATGAATCGGTGGAACTTTATGTCTCAAGCCGTAAATCCAAATCGAATCCAACATATCTTCGGCATTGACGAGCACTCAGAAGAGTTTGATGGATATGACCACATTGTTTCTGGTAAGAACTCTTGCGTTGGAGCGTGGAATGCTTGTGCCAGAAACGCTAAAGGTAAGTACATAGTTCAGATGTCCGACGATTGGATACCTCCCTACGGATGGGACGATGAGATTAGACAAAGACTTCCCGACCCAACAAAGGAAGCGGTGCTAGCAGTATCGGATGGTTTCAGAAAAGACGATCTACTCTGTATGGCAATTTGTACTAAGGTAACACTCGATAATAGATTTGGTGGCAACCTATTCGACCCAGCCTACCAAGTTTGTAGTGGAATTTTCTCGGACAACGAGTTTACCCATCGAACAAAAGACATTCAAGTAGAAGCAAAAGACTTAGTCTTCAAACACCTGAATCCATTCTTCACCCAAGCCCCGCAGGATGATATTTTTATTAAGCATAACGCAATATCAAATTACGACCTAGGTAAGAAGATATTTATGGAGAGAAATCCGTGATTGATTTAGTTTGGATAACTCGGATTAGCGATGAGGAAGATCGGTGGCTCGAGGAGAATCTAGCGGGACTAGATAAAAGATATAACGTTTCGGTAGTTGGGCACACCAAGCTAGACCCAAAGAAGCATAACTTTAGGTACTACGAGTATTGGGATAATGGGAAAGACGAGGGAGGACTCATATGCCATAAGAAAAACATAGGAGCAGAGAATGCTCAGGAGAAGTATTGTCTTATGCTTCATTCTGACGTAACACCAAAACCAGACTTCTATGACCTCGCAGTTTCAAGAGAATATGATAATAATACAGCAGTTGCTCCTTACGCTTCTGTGCGTACTGCTTATCTCGACGAAATGGGGCAAATAAAAGAACAGCACGCTCGATCATTTACTTGGTGTGATATTCGAAACGTTTTTCGACATAAAGACTTTCAATCACCTCAAGATAACTGGACGTACATATCGGGAGCAGGGATTTTTGCACAAACCGAACTCTTCAAGAAGTACAAGTGGAACGAGACTCTCTCGCACGGACAGGAAGAGGATTTGGAATACTCACTTCGGCTTACCGAGAACGGAGTAAAGCTTGTAGCGGACGAATATCTGATGCTAGATTCGAGACGCAGTCAATGAAGACCCTAGCTATATTTGACCTCGACGGAGTCCTCGTAGATGCGTGCGAATGGCATAGGATTGCTCTTAACCTAGCCCTAAAAAGGGTAAGCAATTACTTTATTCCCGACGAGGAACACTTCTTAACCTACAATGGACTTCCGACAAAAACAAAACTCAAGATGTTGGTAGAGAAAAAGTGTATTCTCGAGGAGGATATCGAGCTTATCTCAATCATAAAACAAGAGGAAACGCTAAGGATAATTGAAACCAACTGCCTCTACGACTACGAGAAGAATGAGGTGCTCGCCTACCTATCATCCAGAGGCGTACATATCGCTTGCGTCACAAACTCAATCCGTGATACGGCAATTAAGATGCTAAAGAAAAGTGGACTAGCTTCTTACATCGACTTGCTAGTTACCAACGAGGACGTGCAAAGTAATAAGCCGTCCTTAGATGGCTATGACTTTTGCTTGGAAAAGTTCAAGGCAAGCAAGGAGGACTGCGTGATTTTTGAAGACCTACAAGCGTGCGTAGATAGTGCAAAACTAGGAGGCTACGATGTTCGAAAGATTGCAAATCATAAGGACATCACCCTCTCCTTTATTCAAGAGATATTCTAAATGAAGATACTAATTCCTATGGCGGGTAACGGCTCAAGATTCAAGACGGCTGGATATACCAAACCCAAGCCATTCATCGATGTGGTTGGTAAGACTATGATCGAGAGAGTCGTCGAGAATCTAGGCATAGAACACGAATTTATATTCCTAACCAGATCAGATCATTTTGCGGGCAATGAAAAAGACCTTGCATCTCTGATGACTAAGATTGGTGGCAACGGAAAGGTACTGATGGTTGAATCACTTACTGAGGGAGCTTGTTGCACGGCATTACTAGCTAAGGAGCTTATTAACGACAAAGACGAGCTACTAATTGCAAATGCAGATCAAGTTATCGATTATCAAAAGAAGAATTTTGACTATGTCCGAAAGCTGACTTCGGTGGATGGAATCATCCTTGGTTTTACAGCAACCGACCCAAAGTGGTCATTCCTAAAACTAGATACGGAAGGGTATGTTTCTCAAGTAGCCGAAAAAAAACCCATCTCTGACATTGCTACGTGCGGTGTGTATTGGTATCGGCGGGGGTGCGACTTTGTAAAATACGCAGAAGAGATGATCGGTAAAAACATTCGAACTAACAAAGAGTTTTATATCGCTCCAGTCTATAATCAGATGGTCAAAGCAGGAGGAAAGATTATACCATTCTATGTAGACTTTATGCACGGACTCGGCACTCCAGAAGACCTAAAGGAATACGTAGAATATGTCAAAAGTGGTGCTTGAAATAGGAGCGAACAACGGAGATTCGACCCTTGCGTTATATCAATTATACAAGCTTCCTGTATTTGCGTGCGAGCCAGTCCCATACCTCTTAAATAATCTTCGGGATAGGTTCAAGAATGTTCCAGAAATTACAATTCTTGGTACAGCGGTAGATGAAAAGTTCGGTATAAGGCAATTTAACATAGCGGGTCAGCACGATTGGGGATGCGGTTCTCTTCACCAATTCAATCCAAAAATAGGAGAGCTTTGGGACGGAAGAGACGACTTCAAGATGACTGATTCCGTCAATGTTCTTTGCATTACTGGCGAGCAACTCGTCGATATTTCTAAAGCTACAAGTGTTGAATATCTATGGATTGATGCCCAAGGAAACGACTTTTCGGTGCTTAAATCCTTCGGGGAATCTTTGTCTATCGTTAAAGCTGGAAAATGCGAGGCAAGCTATAACATAAAGCTCTATGACGGATGTAATAACGGATGGAACGAAATTGAAGAATTTCTGTACGAAAGAGGATTCGAAACGAATGTTTGTCCAGACAACGTAAACAAGGAGTGCGATGTCCATTTCAAAAGAAAATCTTAACCTATTCTTTGTTGGGCTAGCCAAGGATTGTGCTCCATCCCTCGCTACTTGTCTTCACGGAATCACGCCACTTTTTTATCGGTACAACGTATCGGGAGTCATAGTTGAGAATGGAAGCACGGATAGAACTCGTCACTTCTTGAATCAATGGGCTATGAATGTTGGTGGACTTAAGTTTGCGAATATCAATGGAACTCTTCCGCAAGAACGCTACGAAAGAATGGCGTACCTAAGAAACATAGGGCTAGAGTGTGCTCGAAAAGCACAGCCAGATATCGTCGTTATGGCAGATTTGGATATGGTGTCGTTTCAGGGACTCCGAACCTACGAACCCTGCAAGACTCATTCTATCGAGACCTCGGTTGGACTTATGCCAACTTCTTATATTAAGAATTGGTATCCATCAAAGCCACAAGGAGAATACGTCTATTATGATCTTCTCGCATTAGAGTATAAAAATGGAACTCGTCCAAGATGGACTGGTGCTGATGGAGTTGATTACCCCAATACTAGCGTTCCTATAATTAAGTCAGAAACGTGCGAAGTGTCCGAGGGATTCTACAATAGCTCGTTTGGGGGGCTTGGCTTTTATCGGTGGGACGTAATCAAGGACTTATGGTATGAGGGCGGGGATTGCGAGCACGTAAAGTTCAACCGAACAGCAGGGGGAACCTACATAAACCCTAACCTAGTGACTTTATACGCCACAATACCCTAAAATCGCTCCAGAATGCCCCTAGAAATGGGCTTATGTGCCAACCAGCACGTCTTTATTGACAAGTGATACGTATAGTATGGCTGGACTCCTATCTACATCGGTGCTTCAAAGCGATCTTAATGGGATGATAGCCGACCTCTACGTATCCGTGACTGGCAATCAAGTAAGCGGAACCGCATCGGCTAGCCTTACGGACTTTCAATTTGCCTCAGAACTCGAGGTTGGCGGAGAGGTCTATAACATAAGCCAAAGCGTTATAATGGGTGCTACGGACTTTAGTTCTTCGCCTGTCGTGGGAGATACCTTAACCATCGACGGCACAGCCAGAATGATAGCCAGATGGAGCCTTTCCTCGGACGGAATATCATACACGATAGACATAGCCGATAACGAGACGGCTTAAGATGGCGTACAGCATCGAGATTGAGGCAATAAACCAGCTTAATAGCGTAATAGCTGGAGTTACCCCGAATATATACACACAAAACCTTGCAGGAACACCAAGAGAAACTCCGTACATACTTATCGAGGCAGAGACCGATAGAGAGCTAATTGCTCCGTATACTGGAATCTTTGAACTCAAGGCGACCATAACTCTTACGGCGAGGGCAGACGTAACCACCAATTTACAATTTGATACACTATTCCAGCAACTACTAGAGCAATTATATAGAGACCCAAGCCTAGCAAGTGAAATGACAACAAACTCTGCAACCTTAGAATTTTATATAGCAGATGTTGTGAGTGTAAATCCAACAATTACTTCTAAGACAAGGACTTGGTCAAAAAGCATTGTGATCGACATAAAGGCAACTACAAAATGAGTGTTACGCTTCCAAACTCGCACGAATATGAGCTAGAACAAGCAATATATGGAATACTAGCCGACATAAATAATGACGTAACGACTAGTCCAGCAATATCGATCTATACACAAAATAGGATAGGAGCAAAAGTGTCTCCATATATCACGATATCGGCTAAAACCCAAAGGCAACTTATCCAACCATATAGCGGTGTATATGAAATGGAGGCAACAATCGAAGTGGTTATGCGTACATTTAATGCATCCCTAATCGATGAAGTATATCAATATGTAGTAGCATTGCTCTATGACGAAGCTACAACGCTAGTTCAAAAAATACAATTCAACTCAACCAATCTTAAGACCTATATGGCACGTATAACGTCTCAAACACCAAGCATAAAGACAAATAGAGGACACAAACAAAGCCTAGTTATTACAGCTATTGTTACCCCATCGGCTATTGGAGATGGTCTAAGATTTTTAGACTTTAGCAACTACTTGAACTCTCAATACGTAGCACTAGTTTGACAAGGAGAATACGTATATGGCACTAGTAATTTTAGACGGAAACCAATCAGCAACGACACTCTCTACTATAGTAGTTAGTTCTGCTCATATCCCAGCCCATACAGTTGTATCCCTAGGTACTCAAGCGAAGACAGATATTCTCTCGGCAGTCTCAAGCGGAATAGCCATCTCTGGCACGGTAACGGCGAATGCATTTGGAGAAGATAAAGTAAATATTGGCGATTTTCATCCAATTCCCCTAACGGATGGTGGCGAAGCTGTAAGCGTTAGTATTAAAGAAGCGTTTGGAAGTGCAATTAATGTTCCCATCTCTGGCACGGTTACTATCGGCTCTGCCCTCCCCGCTGGCACAAATCGCATCGGCGTTGTGACGATTGGAGCAGGGACAGTCACTATCGGAGCAGGGACGGCACAGATTGGTAGCGTTACAGCATCCATTTCTAACAGCCTCACAATCTCTTCTCTCCCAGCCATCTCTGGCACGGTTACTGCGAATGCTGGAAATAATTTTGCAGAAACAATAGGAAATGGGCTTTTGGAGTTCACACTAAACGAAGGTGTTATGCCCATCTCTGGCACGGTGACGGCGAACGTGGCTGGCAACCTAAACAACACGATTGAGTTCTACGATGAGGCTAGTGCAGAATATGTTGTTGGAGTTCATATTAAAGACGCTGGGAACAATGTCCTTGGCGGTGGGACTCCACTTGCCATCTCTGGAACAGTCACAGCGAATTTGGGCAAGGTATCATTTGAATTTGGACAAAGCACAACTACTGCCAATGGTGTTTTAATAGGATGGGAAAGTGATGCTTTAGGCGTTTTCAGAACAACTAGCGAGGTGATGCCGTTTCCAACTCAAGTATTAAATAGCGTCACCATTGGCTCGCTTCCTGCAATTAGTGGGACGGTGACGGCGAATCTTGGGTTAATGCAATCAGTTGTTGCAACCGAAGGTTTAACCGCAAGCGGAACATTCGTAAAAATAGGCGGTCATACTGGAACATCTACGACTGGAAATATAGCCCACGTTTCTGCGGTTGGTGCGATACGTGTCGATGGGTCAAATTATAACCAACCTATCTCTGGCACAGTCACCGCTAACACCTTCGCCGTCCAAGGCACGGCAGTCACCACCTCTAACTTTACCAGCACCAACCCATCTACCGTGCTGGCCTCTTTCAATGCGACAAGGGAAGTGCTGACAATTTTTAACGAGGGGGCTGGCAATCTTCATATTTGTGCAGGGGCAACTTGCACCACTATTGCCTACCAAGTGCGTCTATCTACTGGAGATTATTACGAAGTACCAAATCATCAGACAACCATCACGCACTCGGCTGTATTTGCAACGGCTGGAACGGCTAGGGTAACGCAAATTAGCTAGGAGTAGGCGATGCCTCTTTTTATACCAAGCATTTCACTTGTTCCTTCTTTAGAAATCATAGCTGATACTACTGGCACTACAAGTGCAAACATAAGCTCATTTCGCTTTATGCGGATATTTATGTTTGGTGGAGGTGGTAGTGGTGGGGGTGGAATGGCTAGGGCGAGTATAACAGTTAGTAAGTACGGAGGCGGTGGCGGTGGAGCAGGACAATACCTCGATATGCTTTTCCCTTGTGCCGAGTTTGGTGCTAGTCAGCTTATAAGCTACACAATCGGAGCTTCTGTAGCTGGCGGAAGCGGAGGGGTTTCAGGTGTGAATAGTGGATATGGAGGAGATGGAGTTGCGGGTGTAAGGACTGATTTAGCCATAGGAAGTCTTACCTTGAGGGCAATCGGAGGTTGTGGGGGAGAGGGTGGGACGACTTTCAACGGACTTGGAGGGCAAGGGAATAATTCTGGTGGTGGAGGAAATAGCTCTACTGGTCAACAAGCCCAACGAGGGGGAAGTGGATATGCTGGTTCGGGCGGAGGTGCGGGTGGAGTAAACACGGATGCGGATGCCGCTAAGAGTGGTGGAGATGGTGGCAATGGTGGTTTTCCCACAAATGCTGGTACAGCGGTTGGTGGAGATGGAAAGATAAGCGTGCAGGGTGGAGCGGGAGGGGCGGGAACTACTTATGCCAACGTAGTAAATCAACCCTATATTCGAGGTGGTGGTGGTGGTGGTGGTGGTGGGGCAACTAGAGCACTTAATCTTAACGGAGGAGCGGGAGGTGCGGGTGGGGCAAGTGGAGGTGGAGGCGGGGGTGGAGGAGCGAGTGGACACGCAGATGGAGTTGGGATTGGTGGTGTGGGAGGTGCTGGCGGGAAAGGTGCAATTAAAATTCTTTTCTATCGATGAACAAAGACGACCAAGCTTGTCAAGCCTTGCAGTACCTTCTGGACGAGGGATTCATCTCTTTGGGCTATATCGGCAAGGAACCCGCAGTTTTCCTCACTACGAGCCTAAGAAAAGCACAGAAAGCCATCCTAGCTCATATTCCAGATAGTGCAGACTGGTGGAAAAAATGACTAACATAACAATAAAAGAACGGCTTGCAAGAATGGAAGAAAGACAAGTCCAGCTTTATGCAATGGTAGAAAAAAGTATGGCTAGCTTTGGAGACCTTGCCAACCGAGTTAGTTCTCTTGAAGCATTGAAGCACAGGGCTTTGGGAATGATTGCCGTAGTTGGACTCGGAACTACGATGATTTGGGAATGGGTGAAAGAATCTTTCCACGGCAAAGGTTGACACATATAGTAATTCATATATGGCAGTCACAACCATCGGTTTAAGTACCCTCGTTTTCGGAACCGCTCAAGCTGGCTCACAAGTAGTTTCCTCCTATGAAGAAACCTATAAATGCGAACCAGTAGAGCTTATGAATGGGAATGGAACATTTCAAGCAGTAGCATATCCTAACGCACAAGTAACCATTAACGGAACAATTATTAGCGGTACTGCGACTGGACTTGTCGGAGCCTCTCTTGCTCTACTAACTACTGGCAATACATTTTTAACAATGACTGGAATTTCGACTTATTATATTGAAAATATCTCACGTAATGCGACTAACGATGGATTTACTGAAACGACCATCACGGCTATGGGATGGCAAAACCTTGGGAACACAAGCTAAAGAAAGAACTACTTAAATGGCAGCCCCTAGAATTATCGGAACATCAACTTGCTTCGGACTTGTCGCAGCACAAGGGACGATGGAAGTTACAAGCACACAAGCCTCTGGAACCTCGAATAAGGCGGAAGCGAAAAACATTAATGGAGGAACCTCGACGGTGGTATACTTCGGCAAGAAAGCCGAATACAATGTTGAGGGATTTATGACCTCAACAAACTCTGTTACAATCGGAGGTTCTCTTGCCCCAACTAATCTTGCTGGATTTAACGGACTCGGAGCATATTACCTAGAGGAAGTTACTTTGACAAAATCAAGCGAAGACTTTACTAAGCTTAAATATAAAATTGTTGCCCGAGACGGCATAGCCTAAGAGATACCTAAAATGAGATTCCTAAAATGCTACAAGCTGGCGACCTAATCTTTACAACCAATAATCTAAAGCTGGCTTGTGCCTTATTCACGTTAGGGCATAAATTCCTAGAGGGAGAATCCAGCATTATTGAGTCTAACAATAATAAGCAAATCTATTTTGCATTCAACGATGCTGGTAGTTTAGTTAGTGCTGACGCTAGGAAGTGGGCTGGAGGGCTAGAGGCAATGGAAGCAGAGGAACCCCTTGCATACCTATGGGCTTATGCTCACAATCGAGATCGTCTACTAGATGAGATCAAACAAGCAACTCCTATGGTTCGAGTAGTTAGTGGAGATAAGGTATTGCTCTACCCAAAAAACGCAACGGCTGAACAAAAAAGAAAGATAATGACAAAACTATGAATACAGACTTAATGACTGACGACGAGGCAATTCAATCTAGCACAAAACGCACGGACTCTTTTATCAAGAGTGACTTTAAGATCGGAGAACTCAAGCTCAGACCATTTACGGCAGGAAGTCTTTTGATTCTAAAGAAGGTAGGCAATCACCTTATAATGGGCGGACAAACTGACAACGCAGAGTTCGATATTCTGAGTTTTATCTATATCCACACCGCACCTTTAGCCGAGGTTCGGTATAAGTCTTTTGATAAGCAGAGATTTTGGGAAGCAGTTCTTGAATGGGCGGACAAGGTTAAGGTTCAAGAATTAGAACAAGCTGGTAAAATTATTGAAGAGATTATTGTTTCTTCGGGTCTAGCCATTGCTAGCCCAATCGAGGGTAAGGGTGGAGGAGACGCAAGCCCAAACTAGCCGAGCCAGAGTGGATATCGGTGTACGTCATCACTCTGGCAAGTCAAACTGGATGGAGCGAAGAGTTCATACTTTTTGAACTACCTCTATCTAGGGGATTTCAGTATCAACATTCCGTTTGGAGGATGCACGGAATTAACACAGAATGGGGTAATCGAGTGAGCAAAAGAAAAGATGACATTATGAGGTTGATAGGTATATGAATATGGAAATTCAATGGGATGATAAGCGTTTATTGTTCGGCCTTAGCTCTCTTACAGGAGACGTTAATAAACAACTTGATAAGTCAGCTTGTCGTCTCGACGAGGACGCTAAAAAGGCTTGGAGGAATACGATGGGAACAAAAGCCAAGCTATCTAATGGGAAGCGAAAGGGCAGGGAGTGGTTCTCTTTCGATAGCAAGAAGTGGTATATAACTAATCGGTGGCGTGTTCCAGACGTTGTATGGGCTGGAAGAAATTATATACTAGACAAGAGGAAGCAAGCAGACGGCTTAATTGGTAGGCTTATGTCTAAGAGAAAACAAGAAGAACTTGATAATGCCCTAGAGAAAGCTATTGCTACTTTTGAAACAAAATGAAAACCGCTAATTGTGCCCTAATTGCCGATACGTCTAAGTTCGAAACGCCAATCGAGCGTGCAAAGACTAAGCTAGTTTCATTCGGTGCGACGATAAAACAAGTAAGCTCCTATGCTCAAGTAGCTAGTGGAGTGTTTAACAAAATGGTTGGGTTCTCCGAAAAGATAAATACTATTGCTGGTGCTTTTAGAAACGTAGCCGATGGAGTTAAGTCAGTACAATCTATAATCCAAAATATGCCGTCATTATTCGAAAAAGTAAAAGTAACGGCTCAAGGGGCGTACGATAAGATTAAATCAATATCTCCAGCACTAGCTAAAATTGGAGTGGTGGCTGGCGTTGCTGGAGTAGCAATCTTCGGAGTCGTGAAGGCAGTAGGTGCATTAAAGGGCGTTGGCGGAGGGGTTTTTAGCTCTATTTCTAGTGCAATAAAGAACGTTGGTTCTGTTGCGGGAGGAGTTGCGGGGTCTATCAAAAATGTATTCGGAGGTGCGGTTGGAGCGTTAGGCGGAATTGTTGGGCTTGGTGCGAAAGCAATCGGAGGCTTGGGCGTGGCGTTGGGAGCTTTAGATCACTTCTTTAAGATTGGGATTATGAGTGCGATTGAGCTTGGTGATCAATATGATGTGCTATCAAAAAGGACTGGAGCATCTATTCCTTTCTTATACGACTTTGGGAAAATCCTTAAAAATAATGGGATGGATGCGAGCACCGCAGGCACAGCAATACTAAGTCTACAGCGGTCTTTGGGCGGAGTGAACGAGCTTGGGCAACCGACTAACGAAATGATTAAACGGCTAGGACTCAACTTCGCCGATTTACAAAAACTTACTCCAGAGCAACAACTTATTATGGTTGTTGGAGCAATCAAAAAGCTAGGTTCTGAAACCGAGCAGACTAGGGCACTATTCGAAATGTTTGGGCGGGCTGGAATGAACCTTAAGGCAGTTATGAAGGATGAAGCCTTCTCAAAGTTAGGAGTAAATTTTAGCAAAACTGGAGAAAATCTAGCCAAAAATGCAGAAAACTTTGCCAAAATATCGGCTCAATTAAGAGATTCTGGTGCATTCTTTAGGGACTTCTTTGTAACGCTAGCTGGTTCTGTAGCTCCTTCAATACTTGAACTATTTGCTATGTTTTCAAAGGGCGGAGACTTCCTATCAGATTTTGGTACAAAAGTCGGGGCACAGCTTAAGTTTGCAATAGATGTATTTATCGGTGCATTCAAAAGCGGGTCAATCCTAAGCACAATGAACTCAGTCTTTGAGATTGCCACTATTACTTTTAAGTCTCTTCTGAGCAGGGCATTCCAATATGGGTCAAACGTATTTGGTGCAATAATGAACTCTAACATTATTCCGACTATAATGAGTAGCTTGCTAGACGGATTGATAGGCACGGCAAAAGCATTGACTGGTCTTTTAATTAAAGGTTTTGAAGAACCGCTTATATATTTCAAAGATGTATTCGATAATATAGTTCAGGAGATTGTTGTCGCATTAAGCGAGGGACTGGTAAATGCGATAATTCCATTTGGGGGTATTCTCTCAGCACTTGGAGTAGATTTTGCGAAAATGATGGACGTGCGTGGAGGACTAGAAAAAACTGGTTTACTTTTGTCACCAGAAAATATCCACGAAAAGAATACACAAAATATATCAAAGATGGGTGCTCCTCTGGCAATGGAGGGACTAGATCAAGCTGGTAATGCGTTCAAAGCATTAGCTCCAGCAATCACGCAAACAATCGATATTATTACAAAAAGCTTAGGTTCGTTTGGAGATATGTCTGAGGAGGATTCAAAGAAGATACAAGAACTAACAAATCACTTAAAATTTCAAGCAGAGATGGCGGAAACATCTGGCAAGGCAATAGCTGAGGCAAGCGGGACGGCACAATTAGGAGCCAAAGAGGGTTCTGCAAAAAGTGCTATGTCGGGAGCGGCGGTATCCTCTCTACAACGCATCGGAGGAGGTGGCGGAGCGTTTGCGGGCGACCCCTTGGCAAACGCTATGACAAAGCAGACCAAAGCTACAGAGGAAAACACTAAAGCAATCAAAGATAGACAAACTATGTTTCAACCACAACCCTCTAATATGACTAGTAATTTCTTAATGGCTGGAACAACAAAGTTCGAATAATTTTATGGCAGTCCCAAGAATAAGAGGGTCTTTCCCAGCGACTATCTCTGAACGCACAACAAAGAATGATCGTGGTCTTGTTCAGTACTCCAGAACGCAAGTCTATCTTCAAGGGACTCAAGTTACTCCAAGCATAGGGACAACTACTTCGAAGGAGGGCAAAACCCTAACTTTAGTAGACATTAATATAAACACAAAGAACGGACTCAGCGAGGTTACAAGTGTTTTCGTAGGAGGGGATAACACCATTCCAGAATACTATGAAGCAGTTGCTCAAGTTGCGGAGGAACCCATCGCTACTCACGTTGCATTTACGATTGCAACGGCAGGCTTCGGAACCTCTATCATTGATGCTTGCGGTGGCTCAACTACGGAAGGAACCCCTGCTTCTGCTGGTGCGGTATTCGATGCAGACGGAGCATTTTTATATTTTAGCAAAAAGGCAACAAACAATTTCTTTGGAGTAGTTAGTTTTCTTACTCCGCAAGTATCTTATAAAAGGGTCTATTCCGCTGGAACTGCTCCATCGGCAAGCAATTCTAACTTAGTATCTCATATTATTACTGCTGTTGCTGGAGACCCTCCTACATTACCTACTGGAAGAAACTGGATGTTTACGTCATTGAACTGGAAAAACAATGGCAACGGAAGTGTCGGTCAATATGAAATTACCGAGGAATACAGAGGAAGTGGAAACTCGGGATGGAATAACGTAATTTATTACACGGACTAATTTATGTCAGCCACATACATAGGATATAGCGGGTCAAGTCTTAATGGAGAAATTTCCTACAAGGAAAACAAGGACGGACTTGTTGAATATACCGTGAGGAATTTAATTCGAGCCGATCAAAATGTAACAACTCCAGTAATAGGAGCGAGTATAACCATCGATGGTCAAACTCTAAAAATAACTGACGTTAGTGTTGAAATAGCTAATCCAGACTTTAAGGAGGTTGTAACTACGTATCTTGGGAAAAGCTCTACAACAAGTATTCAGTATGATGTTACTAACGCAACTGGAGAGGAGCCTATTGCAACAAACCTTAACTTCCTAGTCTCTAACGATGCCTCAGCTAGTATTGTTGATTTTGCTGGAGGGTCGATTACTGCTGGAACTACGTGCAATGGTGGAGCCGCAGTATTCGATGCAGACGGAGCCTTTAGTCATTTCAACAAAGGAGCAAAACGCAATCTTTTCGGAGTGACTTCATATCTTAACCCAGCAGTAACTTTTCGAAGAAGTTTTACCACAAATACGAAACCAGACCTCTCAAAAGTTGGAAAGATTATTAATTCAGAAGCGGGTTTCCCTTCTATCCAATCTCCTAGAACTTGGTTACTAACGGCTATTGCATATCAAAAAAAGGGCAATACTTATGATGTTACCCAAGACTATCGAGCCTCAGACACAAAAGGCTGGAATACGTACATCTACGGAGCGGCAACCTCTGCTCCTAGCCCTTAAGAAAGAATAATCTTATGCCCCTCATATCTAAAGTAGCCAAAGGCCAAGTCATAACTGCGGAGAAAATGAATACGATTATCGATGCCCTTAACGAGCTTAGAGTTACTTCCGTAGTTGGAGGTCAATTCTCTAGGGGATTAGGAGGGACAACCATCACGGTTCCTAAGTCTCGAGGAGGAGGAACCCAAATAGCCGAGGACGACTTCCCTTTTAAGATAAGCTTTCCTACCGCTACTGGATGTAAGTTTCAAGCTGGAACAATCAATGGACTGCTTCCTTCAAATTATAGTGATGTGCTAACACTTCCAGCCGTTACCCCCACATACGTCAAATATATTGTAGTTAAGGGAACTACTTCGGGAAAAAATATAACAACGGCAGAGATCGCAGTCGAATCAGCCTCTCCATCTATAGGTACTGCTCTAAACTCTGCACCAACAACTTACTCTTGTCTTATATATGTTATTGCTACTGGAGTTGCATACCGAACGATAGGAAAGAGCAGTATTCTTGCAATGCCTCAAGAGCTTATGAGAACACCTAAAGTTCCAAGTACGGCTGTGGAATTACCTTATGACTCGACGTATCAATGGCTTTTTGCATCTTAGAGCAAAAATATGGGCTTTGTAATTGCCTCAACTGCCGCAGGGATACCCTTTGAATACGACAGTTATAAGTCTGGAGCAACTGGTGGCGGGACAACAACTGATTCCCTAGGAAATGACCAAGCTGGAGGTACAATTTATTACTCTTCAAACATAAATCAAGCAACTGCGTCAACAACTGCAAGCACTTCTGGAAGTCGTTCATTCCTAAACGTCGGTACAGGCGGAAATTTTAATGGAGGCGTAACTTCATACTCACGCTCCAGTAGTGCCATAAATGAAAGATTAGATGCAGAAATAAGTGGAAGAACTTCATCTAGCGAAACAATCAGCGGACAAACTTTTACAAGCACGTACAATCAAAATGGAGGGGCTGGCGGGCTTGCAACTTATGGAACTAGTTATTCTGGTAGTGGTACGTACACTCTTGACCCAGCAACATTCGAAAAAACTACATTAGTTTCGTCGCCTTTCCTTGCATATACAACAGCAACGAGTACCGATCCTAATGATTATTATGGACTTTGGTTTTTAACAACCGAACCAAGCAATACTCTCGGAACTGAGTTGGTTTATACAAGTACTGCTAAAAGACCAGTTTCAAGTTATGCCGAAATTACCAGTATATCTGCCGTGTCTACTACAACAGAAACTTGCCAAAGATCACACAAAAAAGTATTTAAGGCATATACTCCACTCTACGAAGGAGGAGATTTCTTTGCACTCTCCCAAAATCAAACATTTCTATTTAAAAACACTAGTCAACCATCTTTTAATAGTAACGGATTATATCTTTTTTCTGACATAGCACCGATTGATGCTGGTTTTACAACATCAAACGACTACACCTTTGCAACTGAACATAAAGACATTATACCCCCATCAGCGGTAACCTATATTGCTGGAGAGGATTTGAGTACAGATCCCAACAATACGTATAAGTATGTTGCCGAGTACGACACATCCAACGTTGCTATATCCTTCCACTCTTCTCCAGCGTTTTCTCAGGGTTTGGGTGGTATTAATTACTTAAGCACAACAAGTAGTAATACTGCTCAGATTGCTAGTGCCAACTATACAGGTGCTCTTGGAACCGCCGCATTCAGAAATACTGACAAACAGATAAACGAGGCATTGTATGGTGCTCCCGATACCTCTGTTGGTTATTATGGAGACAACGCAGGCTATGGGAACATAACAATAGAAACCTTTATTGGAATCTACACATACAAAACTAGAATCGGAGGAAGCGGTTTTTATGGTAGCTCGACTGAGTCTTACCCTTATCTATTCACAGTAAAAACAACACGACAGAGTGGGCTCCTCGGTAACCGTAGCACCTCTGGAACTGGAAGTGGAGGTGGTTTTGGTCTTACTAACTCTGGCTCTACTGCTTATAGCCATAGCAAGGGCTACTACACTAATTACTCCTCTGCTTTTGTTTTTGGGTATCCGATGGGAGCATCAAGAGTAAGCGGGAGGGGAGACGGATTGAAAATTACCTTTAACGAGCACAACTTAATTGATTTTCTTTTGCAAGACCCATATAGCAAAGGAACCGCATATCCTATAGCTAAAGAACTTCTAGGAGGATTCAATACTATGGGATTAATTACAGCAGGATACCCAAATCCAGCAAACTTCTTTAATTATACGGACAATCTTGTTGGAGATATGGCAGTAATCAACGGAGGAAACGGAGACGGAAATAATTTATATCCTATTATGCCTTGTCATAGACTAAATCTAAGTGCAAATTATGGAGATGACGTGTTTGGAAACACAAATGCCTCTTGTCCTCCCACTCAAAATACAACGGCTAGCTGGCTATCAAATCCATTTAACGCTACTGGAACAACTCGGTTTATCACATATAATTTTGGAACCAGTCCTACTTATTCAATAACTACGGCAAACAAAAGAAGCAATCCAACGGCAACTATAACAAGCGGGACATCCGCAATGCGATGGAGTACTGCTGGTGCGCTGCAAACTGGCTATAAGGACTTAGCTGTTGGCTTTCCGATTTGGGAACAAACAGCACAACTAGCAACGTATGCACTCACTTATCTCACTCCAGATAACGAAGCATATATTGTAAGTGATTTCTCTTCAAATGGAAATTCTGCGACTAGAACACAAAGAGGGTTTTTAGCTGGTGATCTTTCCCCCCAATCAGCTATACCCTACTCAGTAACTCGCTACCTAGGATATAAACAAAACGGTGATGCTAGACCGATAGTAGGAGGAGAATTTGGTTATTACGGACTCAGCATAACACCATTAGCATATGTTCGACCTTGTCCTACTTCTTGGCTTGGCTTTTACGGACATATAAATACAAATAGACTTGCTGGAGGAAGTGTAGGAGAACTCGTAGGTGGCTATCCACAGCAAGACGTGACGGCTCAGTTTTCAGACCCAAGTTTCTAGTTGATACTTTTATATGCCGACATATAACTGACTTATGAAAAAAATATGTTGTGCAACTTACTTTACAGAAAAATGGTGTTATTCAATCGATTCTTGGCTTGAGCATTTCTGTTCCGCAGTAAACGGATTTTCTGGAGTTCTTGTAATTTCAACCGACACCTCCGAGTTGTGCAAGGAAAAGGCAAAAAACATATCGGAAAAACTTATTCATTTTGGATGGACTTGCAGACACGTAGCAACAGACGTGGGAAGCGATGATCAAAAAGCCTACGATTTGTCCGCTCAAAGAATCATAGCACGCATTCAAAACAAGGCATTTTCTATAGGCAGAGAAATTGGTGCAGATTACTTCTGGTCAATCGAGAGTGATGTCCTTGTTCCGCCAAACTCTCTTAAAGTTCTTATTCAATCTCTTGAGTTCGATGACGGCTATTATGGGGTTGGAATGGTTACATATTGCAATGGACAATTTCTAGGTGGCAGAGGAACCCCAAGTAAAAACATATGTGAAGACGCAGAAGAAAGTGAAAGAAAAATTCCAAAAGAACTCGAGGAAAGACATAAAAAGATTAAAGAGAAATTTGTTAAATTCCAAGAGGCAAGGAAAAAACCAACCGAATCGGCGATTGAAGAAGCTCGGCAAATTGAGAAGGAGATTAAGGAGTGCCCGCCTCTTGGAAATGTCTTCGAGCTTAACTCTAAGAAGTGGAAAAAAAGGGGATGGATGGACTCTGCCTATCCAGCAATAGGAAGGGGTGCAATAGTTCCTACCGATTGGGTTGGCCTTGGATGTACTCTTATGAACAAGAAGGCATTATCGCTCGCCACGTTCGACGGATACGAGCTTAAGGGAACTCAAGATTTGTTTCTGTGCTGGCATAGGTGGCATCCTAACGATATTAAGATGTGCGTCATTCCTCATATCGCTTGCGACCACGTAAAAAGAAGGGTGAGCAAGGATGGAAAGAGAACAGAAGAAATTTATGTATCAATGGGCAGGCACGAATTAGAGGGAGAATGCATCGGTCACTTAAGACAAAGAGAGTCGGAGTATCACAACCTTTGGTAATTCAATCCCCTAGAGACAAGAATCGTCTTTTAGATACAGAGTATATCCCCCCTCTGGATAAGAACCTACTCGGACTAATTGAAAGACTTAGAAAGTCTAAGGCGACAATCGAGGAGCTTTGGTTGTTCGGCTCAAGAGCAAGGGGAGACTTTAATCCAGCTTCGGACTATGACATATTCTGCATATGGGAAGATCAAGGCAAGGGGCGGAAAGTAAACGAGACGCTAAATTCTTTGGCTGGATACGGATTCCAAGTCTTCGGAAGGAGCAGGAGAGACTTTGAAAAGTTCTTCCCTAGGATTTGCAATGGGTTTGATATATCGATGCTATCATTCGAGGGAGTCTTATTTTATTGGAAAGATGAGGATACGTTTGCTAAGGCCAAAAGGGTAAGCCCAAGATTCATATGAAGAAGTTAGACTACGTAGTTACCGCAACGGCAAGATCGGGTACTGCGTATATGGCTCGGCTACTTTCCCAAGTTGGAATACCGTGCGGTCACGAAACTATCTTTGGACTTGGCGAAAAACAAATTGCGGAAATTAGATTAAAGCTTTTAGGGGAAAACAAGGCAACCACGAAAGAGTTTAAGGAAGACAGCTTAAATAGGCACTATTGTAAACACATTACATTGAGTCAATGCTCTACCGAAAGAAGGTTTGCCAACACAACTCTAATCGATAAATATATTGACCCCCTTACAATAGTTGCTGACTCATCTTTTATGAGTGCTCCATTCTTAACTAGTCCGCTTCTCTCTGATTCAAAGATTATTCACGTTATAAGAAATCCGATAAGCGTAATAAACTCTATGGTAAACTTCTGCGGACTTTTTAGATCGAGCCAAAGAAACACAAAGCAAAACAAATTCTTAGATTTTATATCACGGCATACCAACCTTGCACACACCCCAAACCCCTATGAAGTTGCTTGTTGTCATTGGATAGACTGGAACCAAAAGATTATCGATTCTGGAAAGGTGTCCTACACTCACAGAATAGAAGACCCTATCGAGCCTCTATTGGACTTCTTAGGGAAAAGCGGTCAAAGCGTTAGCGTGGATGTTCCCTTTAACTCAAGGATATTGGGCAATGTTGGTGCACCAATCTTCAAGCTTTCTCAAGTTCGACTGGAGATATCCCTAGAGCTTATAAACTACGCCAATAGCTTCGGCTATGACATATCTAACTCATTCTAGGATAACAATAAGTAGGTTTTGAATTGACATTCTTAGAGGTGTATATGAATAACATTCTACCTTGGATTACCGATAATATGACTACCATTGTGGCGATTGCTGGAGCGGTTGTGATTCTGGCTAGAATCATTGTGAAGCTAACTCCTACTCCCGCCGACGACTCAATCTTGGAAAAAGTTGTGGGGTTCCTAAAAGCAGTTGGACTACACATCGACGAAAAGAAATGATTCGACTCTTAGGTGCGGTGATAGACCTTGTTCTTCGGTTTATGCCTACACCGAAGGAGGTGAAGGAAAAGGAGGCAAAGCAGAAACGTGAGCAGACTAGGGAACGTATCAACAAAACTTTTGGTTCTGGTACTGATGGTGTTGGTTGGTGGTTGCGTTAGTCCACAGCAGTTTCCACCTCCCTCCGATTCGGTCACTTTTCTTACAAGGGATTATAGGTTTGAAGACGTTATGAAATCTAACGATAACGTCAAGGGTTGGGCTAGAGATACTCTCGACGTTGTAAACGAGCTACAATACCAGCTAGAAGTTGAAAAGAATAAATGACAACTCGGGAAAGAAGCTTGTCGAACCTCTCGGGGTTGGAGCCAAGCTTTAGAAAAAAAGTCGAGGACTGGTGGGCGGAGTGTGAGGCAGACGGAATCGAGCTACTAATCTATTGCGGACTTCGGACGTTTAAGGAACAAGACGACCTATATGCTCAAGGCAGAACCGAGGCTGGACGAATTATTACAAATGCTAGGGGTGGGCAAAGCTTTCACAACTACGGCAGGGCAATCGACTACGTCCCGCTTAAGGACGGCAAGGCGGATTGGGATGATGATAAAACCTACGCTCGGGCACAGGCTATCGGAGCCAAGCTAGGGCTTAGGGCTATTTCTTGGGAAACACCGCACCTAGAGGACGGCTCGGTGGCTAGCTGGAGAGACCTAGCTAAAGTGCCCACAATCGAGCGGAAAGCCCCTTCTGTGACGCTCAAGGCTCCTGCCAGTACAAAGCCACGTAAGGTCATCGGAAGGGGGTTAAGATGAAGCTACCAGCAGACCGAGAGAAGCACGGAAAAATGCTATCGAAAACTATGCAGAGGCTTATGTATGAGAAGTATATCCAAGGCTACTTGAAGTACAAAACCAAGATAGAAGAAAAACCATTGATGGGTGAGGTACTCGAGGAGATACTCGACCTAAGCAATTACTTTCTTGTATTGATGTTCCAGATAGAAGAGATTAGGAGGCTTGCGAGGGTAAGCAACAACCTACCTCAACTCAAAAAGAAGATCGAAGACCTTTTCAAGAAGACGTAACAATACGAACAAGTTGTTGACATATAGGAATTGCATAGATGGCTAAACCAATAGAGATAGTGATAGCCAATCACGGAACTAACTTAGGATGGGCAGTAGGGCTTGAGTCAATTATAACGGAATACTCTACATCAGATAACAAAACTAGTAATCTTAAGCATCGTCCACATCATCCACGGCAACCTCAACATCACAAACCATTCGTCCAAAGAGGTAATGATATAGATTCTTTCATCGATTTGCTTCACAATGTAATAGCAGAGGGGAAAAGAATTAAAGATGAAATAGGAACTGCGTTTAGCTTGCTTGAGACATATGAGAAAACAAACGAATCACACATAGGAACTCACAAGATTATAAGGATAGAAAACAATACAAACTTGTGCGAGGCGAATCATTTTCTAACGCATATCATAAATGAATACGACAATCTTGCCGACATAACCATATTTTTGCAGGGTTATCCGCTAGATCATTCCCCTAATTTTACAAGGAATGTCCTTCTAAACTTAGGCTCAGAGTTTTGTACAATTCCAAAATCCGAGCCATCAACACTCGAGAAGGATGATCACGGACAACTAGCGATCAGCTTTTCTGATGTCATAGGAAGAAAGACTAGGGAATCGTGCTGGTCAGCAGGAGGGCAATTTATGGCATCTAGCAACGCAATTCGAAAGAATCCTATTGAGTGGTATCAAATCGTGCTCGAAAAAGCAAAAGAATTTAAGGATGCTAAATTTGCACTCGAAAGATTATGGCACGTAGTAATTACTGGAGAAACTAAATGAACTATAGAAAATTTGTAGCGGGCTTTGATCTGCACGGAGATATGCAGGATACGGATGCGGTTAATAAAATCCTTTCCTTCACAAAAGAGTTCAAGCCAGATATCAAAATCTTTGGAGGAGACCTATTCGACTTCCGTGCGATTCGTAGGAAGGCAGACAAGGCAGAGCAGGCGGAGAGTTTGGCAGACGATGTGATGATGGGGCAAGAGTTTCTTCGTAAGTTCAAACCGCAAATCTATCTTCGTGGCAATCATTGCGAGCGTCTGTGGGATATGGCAGAGGGAGAAATTGGTGACGGCTTAAAGCGGGATGCTTGCCAAAAGGGAGTCCAAGAAATCGAAGACCTATGCAAGAAGCAGGGAACCAAGATGTACCCATATGACAAGAGGAGGGGAATCCATAGAGAGGGAAAGCTTTTGTTTATACACGGATACTGCTCGGGAATCTATGCCCTTCGGAAGACTCTCACTAGCTACGGAGAGTCGATTTGTATGGGGCACATTCACAGCAACCATCAAACTACCATCGAGGGATTAAGTCCTAGGAAGGGTTGGGCATCGGGTTGTTTATGCAAAATAGACTACCAGTACAACCGAGGGAACCTCGCATCCCTAGCCCACGAACACGGATTCTTATATGGATTGCTTTTTGATAACGGAGACTTCATAGTGAATCAAGCGAGAAAGACTTCTGGAGATTGGATGGTATCGACAAACTTCAAAAAAATATAATGATGCATAGGAACCTAAAGAATAGTTGGTCAGGCGAATTATCAAAAGCCCTTTTAAGTAGGGAGGATTTTGTTCCCGAGGAGTATTTAACTATGACTCAAATATCAAATCTATTTGCCCTGCGAGGAGCACAGACTCAAAGGCTCCTCGCACTTATGATTAGCCAAGGAAGAGTAGAAACCAAAAAGTTTGCAATACTTGTAAACAAAGAATACTCCCTAGTTCGTCCCATCGTTCACTACCGTTTGATAAAAAAGAAGCCTATTTCTTTGCCAAAACGAAATGCTCGGAAGGTGTCTGCCGTAAACAAATCTTGGAAATGTCTTGAACATAACTCAATGTAAGAAGACTTGAAGTTAAGCGGAACAGCCGATAGCCCATATACGAGGCTACATTATATTTGAGAGCATCGGAGGTATAGCCCTTTCCGCTAGTATGCCGTCCTACCCCGCTCCATATTCCTCCTTCTATCTCAATTAAGGTATTGCTCGGACGATGGAAGAAGTCAGACCTCCACTTACGCAGAGGGCAGAACATAAACTCCTCCTCGAGAATCGCTCCCCCGCTAGCTCGCCACAATAGCTTAAATTTTTGCTCCAGTTTAGATGCCATTCCCCCTTGTACGATAGGGGGTTACGAAGTACATAAAAATAGTTCTTGCCAAGCTGGTTCGCATATGCTACTCTACAAGTATGAAAAATCAAAACAGCAAAAAGACGTACGGAATAAAAGTCCGTTTAACCTCTGATGAATATGCAATCTTGACTGGTGGATATGTTCGCCCTCCCGCTGAGTTGGCCGATTCACCAAACGTATTCGCGGCTTATAGAAGCAGGATTAACGAGAAGGCATTGGCAAAAGTCAGTCGTGCCCTCCGCCTATCGGTCAAGTTCAAGGAGTACGGAGTGACTACCGAGAAAGCTCTGAGGGAAAAAATCACTCGGAATATCGTTACAAACGCCTGTAACCCCGCCTCTGAAACCTACTGGTCAAGTTAAGTAACCAAGAAAGAACCAAATAAAATGAACAACAAAACAACATATAATCCAAACACCCCAAAACGAATAGCGTTGAGGAATAAGCGATGGACTGCCTATTATGATAAGCACAAAGCTCCTATCCTAAAAAAGCTCTATCGGCAAAACAGAGAGGCATCGGTGGGAACAATTAAAATCCTCGACTTCCTTCACGATGGCAACGGAGGAGGAAAAGACCTTAAGCGGAGTGTGCCTAAATATATTCCCTATTTTGTTCGGGAAGTAATACGCCCACTAAATAATTCAGATCGCCACTCAACCGTAGATGTGCGGGTTCGTTCGAAAACCAATCAAGGCAACATATCGGCAGGAAAGACTAGCCAGATAATCCGCATACTTCAAAAACCCCTTTACGGAAGAAATCTTTCTTTCGAATATAATGGGCATAAATTGAAGTTCTCGGGTCAAAGCTTGGTGCAAGACAGCGTATCATCAAACCTAAACGAAGGGCTGGCAAACCCATCCTATTACCTTCCAATTCTGCGAGACGTTGCGGAACTGCCTTGGGTTAAGCTTGAAATCACCATAGCGAATTACACGCTAGAAGTGAACGAGAAACTCGAGATAACCTCGGGCTATACAGATAGTTGGGTTAATAATTCGCCCAACTCGTTTGTGGAGGGCGGAGGATGAGAGACCACCCCTACAAGCCATCACCAGTAGGAGAGGGAGAGGGACGACTCCGCCAAAGCGAGGCGGAGCGTTCCTCTTTCGCATTGGGATATTTTATCGGACGAACCTATTGGCAGACTGATATTCCCTTAAGCCAGAACGAGCGGAAAATAAAGGATGCGGACTCATTAGCGTATTGGGCTGGGTACGACCTAGGAGCATTTCATTGGAGGCAGGGAGAGCATAAAATAAGAAAAGATTATGCTTGCCAACCAGCTTCGGACGATGTAGAGTATCCAAGTAATGAATGAAACAACCAACAACGGAGGAGCAAAAGTGAATGCATTAGAACAAGCTAAAGTAATTGTAAGCCAACTCGGACGAAACAATCTTTTCGCCATCTCGGGCGGGCGGGTAATTTATCGTGAGACTGGAATCACTCTTCCAGTCAGCTACGGATATTCGGTGACTATCGACCTCGAGAACGACCTTTACATCGTTCGTCGGGTATTCAAGCGGGGCGGGAAAGTCACTATCAAGGGAGAGGTCAAGGGAGTCTACTGTGACCAACTCGGAGAGATTGCCTACCAAGCCCACGCCTACAAGAGCTACGAGTTCCCTCGTCGCTCAAGTGCTCCCTTGCAAACTTTCCCTATTCAACTGGAGGTGGCATAAGTGAATTACCCAATCCGATTCAAGCCAACCAAGAAGTACGTTGAGACCCTCAGCGTTGGCAATCTTACTCTCGACCCCTACGGACGGCTTTCCAAGGTGGCGAGTGTTGACTACAAGGGGCAAGACATTAACGGCAAATCCTATGTTGGGGTTAGCCTAGCCCAAGGAAAGGGTTCGACGATTAGCCACTCCTTCAAGGAGGGAGAGCTAGTTTTGACCACAGCATTAACCGCACGCTACAACAATCAAGAGTGCCTAGATATTGGAGCAAAGCGGAAAGAGGATGATCACCTTCCCCTAGGAGTAAACAACAATTACGTTGAGCTTTTCGGGAAGGTATTCTGGAAGGAGGGAGTATGACTAAACCAACCTATCAATCCCAAAAGACAAAGGATGCTCTAGGCATTCTTAGTGCTGGAGGGTATTTCAAGTCTTGCATTGAGACTTATACTTGCGAGGGCAAGAAACACAAAATGCGGTTATACGATAAGGACGGAAAGAAGGACAAGCGGTTCGGGTTCAACTCGTTCAAGCTCCTCCTGCCCATCCTCGTCACAACCAGCAACCAACCCATCGGGCGGAGGTACGTAACCCTATGAAATCAAAACAAGGATACGTCAAAGTAATGAGCACCTCGAGGCAAAGCTATATCAAAACCCTGCTTACCCTCGAGACCATTCTAACCGCAACGCTAGAAAAGTCCGAAGATAGTGAACGGCTTGCTGGTTTGATATGGGCAAAGGCAGTCGTGACTAAAGGGCTGGACTCCTACCAGTATCGGAAACTTCTCGAGGGAGTAAAATAATGTCTTGCCAAACCGCTTCGAAGTCTTATCCTCACGAAATGAAGGCAGAAAATTACCGCTCGGGAAATACCAAGATACCGATTACCTCCTTACTGGAGGGAACGATATTTACTGCGATGTGTCTTTCCCTATCGGTAAAGGAGCATTGGGAAAATATGAATCCCAAGGAGGAGGCAAGTCTTATCATATTCCGCTTCCTCGACTCTCTATACGAGGAGACCGAAGTTCTAAAGTCTTGCTTGAAACTATACAAAGAAAAGGAGGGTTCGGTATGATTACACAAACTGAGATAGACGGAAAACTCGAGAGGCATACAGATGACTTTATAAAAAGTCTTATACCTCGGAGTATCTCGGAAACTGCGATGGGTGCGTACGCAGTCTTCGAGGCATCGATAGTAGTCGCAATTATGAATGCACCCGATAGTGAATTAAAGACGAAGGTTGAGCTAGCCCTAACAAAGCTTCACTCGACCTTCTGCCCCTAACCAAAGAAAGGAATAAGCATATGCCAGCAAATATAAATAGTATCGCATACGCCAACGAAGTGCCTTGGCACGGAATGGGCACACGAATGAAAGATAGGTTCACAAGCGAGGAAGCATTGAAGCAGGGAGGCTTAGATTGGGAAGTTGAGAAGTTAGAAATTGAGACAACATCCTCAATCGAAATCCCCTCGCATCGTGCGGTAATTCGCAAGGACACTAAGGAGGTACTCGGTGTAGTAGGCAAGGGGTATCAGATACTCCAAAACCGAGACGCATTCAGCTTCTTCGATGAAGCAATCAAGGATAGGAGTGCGATCTTTGAAACCGTGGGAGCATTAGGTAAAGGCGAGAAAGTTTGGATGCTTGCCAAGGTAGAAGGTAGCGACTTCTCCGTTCTTGGTGAAGACCAAGTTCAACCCTATCTACTCCTTTATCACGGACACGATGGGTTCACGTCTGTGACTGGAATGTTCACGCCTATTCGAGTGGTATGTCAAAACACGTTGAAGGTTGCCTTAGCCTCGAATACTGACAAAATTCGGGTTAAGCATACTGGCAACGTACAAGAAAAGCTCAAGCTCGCTGGAGCGATGCTGAGAATGACTGGTGCGATGATCGACGAGACTAAGCCCATCTTCAAGGCACTCGCCAATCGTAGCCTCTCGGCTAGCGAATCGACTCAGTACATAATGAAATCGCTATCGAACCGAAGTGTTATCAAAACCCTCGAAGACGAGAGTGAACAGCTAAAGGCTAGCGTCGAGAAGGTAGAGGAACTGGTGGAAACTGGTGTGGGTTCGGATATCCGAGGTGTGCGTGGCACAGCTTGGGGAACCTACAACGCAATCACCGAGTATATCGACCATCATCGCAACCCTCGGGGCGGACAAGAGAATCGGCTCGGTAGCATATGGTTCGGTCAAGGCTCCCAAGTCAAGCAGAGGGCTTTCGTCCTAGGGGCGAAACTCTCGGGAGTAAAAATGGAGGATATGCTTATCTCCTAAAGGATTCTCTGGCGGGTTCGACCCCTGCCAGAAACTTCTTTACTATGCCAAGCCGTCATCCATAATAAAAATATGAAACTAAATAACTCAGTCAAAACTTACTTATCAGAGATTGGGCGAAAGGGAGGAAAGGCGAAGAGTCCTAAGAAGACCATCGCTAACCTAGCCAACGCAAAACTTAGATGGGCAAAAAGAAAGGAACTAAAGTATGAAGCAGTTTGAGTTCAAGACGAAAACCTTCACCAAAAAGTTGAAGAGACTATTCAACGGAAAACTAGCAGACGCTAGAGACTATGAGGTGGAGCGATGCAAAAACCTAGGACTGAACATTCGGTTCGAAGTCGAGGGAGTTGGTACGCAAGTATTCAAACCCGAGGATGGAGTCATCCTTAACAATAAAGCATTCGTTTCTAAAAGAGGAACCGCACCCTATAAGTTAGTGTCGTTCTTCTGGAGGACGGAGAAAAGCGATGCGGGTAATACCAAGTGCGAGCAACATCCAGAACTTGCATTTAACTAAAGGAGAAAATGAATATGGAACTACAATCTGAAAAAACGGCAGAGCTAGTGACGGCACTAACGAAAGCCAGCGGACAAATCAAAGTGGCTAGGAAGGATTCAGAGAATCCCTTCTTTCACTCGAGGTACGCCGACCTATCGGCTATCACGGAGGCGAGCAGGGAGGCACTCATTAGTAACGACTTAGTGGTTACTCAAAGCACCTCTATCGAGCTAAACCAGATGGTATTAGTCACAACCCTTCACCACGTTTCGGGGCAATGGATTCGTGGCTACTATCCCATCACGGCAGTAAAGGCAGACCCGCAGAGTATGGGAAGTGCTGTGACGTACGCTCGTAGGTATGCCCTAAGTGCGATGCTCGGAATCGTCTCAGAGGACGATGATGGGGAGTCAGCAATGGGTAGGACAGCACAGCCGACTCAGCAGATTAAGCAAATGGACAGGAGCGAGCCGAAGGAGGCTTACTTCTCTACATTGCCTACGGAGGAGCCAAGAGCAGTTCCCGCAGACTGGAAACAAGCGATAATTCACTTTGGAAAATCCAAGGGGAAATCGCTCGGTAGCTTGACCTCTAACTCGCTTAGATGGTGGATTAAGGAATGGCAACCACAACCCTTCAAGGGAAAACTGAATGCTATTGATATAGCACTTCGGACAGAGTTAGATAAAGCTCAGATTGAGCTTGGACTCGCCGAAGATAAGGCACAAGAACTAGCATAATTAGCGGGGCTGGAGGTTCTACCCCTCCTGCTCTGCGGAAAGAAAAATATGAGTATTATTCCAGCGTCGAAACAAGAATCGTTCGGACATTATTATGACCAGTACGGTATGGCAGTACAAGGTGGGTTACGGATGGCTAGACCTTGCAGGGCTTTCCCTAGCGTCACAACCATTCAATCCATTGCTAAAAACTACGGATTAGAACGTTACAAGCGGGAGCAATTCGCACTATCATTACTAACGACTCCTCGGATTCGTGGAGAGACTGACGAGCAGTTTATTGATCGGGCAGACGAAGGTGCTAACGAACATTCATCTAGGGCAATGGAAAAAGGTACTCACATTCACAATCTATTCGAAAACCTCGACGAGATTAAGCTCAAGATCGAAGAGGAAAACGAACTAGACCAAAAGAGATGCAGGATGCTACTTGACTGGAAAGAAAAAAACATTCTATCGATAGAGAAGAAAGAAAGCGTTGTTATATCTAAGGAGTACGGATTCGCAGGAAGGTTCGATACACTAGCTAGAATGAAAGACGGCACGAAGACTGGCGAGAGAGTTCTCCTAGACCTTAAGACGTGCGTGCCGAAGGATGGCAAGATGGTTCCTTGGCCTAGCTACTGCGTACAGCTTTCGGCTTATTTAATTGCCTTGGGCGAAGATATACCTACCGCAAACATTATGTTCTCCAGCACGGAGGACTTAGCTATCGAGCTTCATCGGTGGAGTGACGAGGAAACCAAGAAAGCAAAACTAGCTTTCCTAGGACTCGTAGCCTACTGGCAATGGAGCAATAAGTATTGGCCTCACACCGAAGGCAACACGAATGTCCCTTGAGGGAGGATTCTATTGGGATTGGCAAGCTTGGCGGGGCGACTCTGGAATCAAGCAACTTAGCCTAGAAGCTCGGGGGCTTTGGTTCGAGATGCTCGGCCTTATGCGGAACGTAGATAAGTACGGAGTTCTAGTAGGCTGGAATGGAGAAAGACTATCCATTTCCGCTCTTGCCAAGCTCGTAAATTCAGACGAATGCAAAGTTAGGAAGTGTATCGAGGAACTAGAATGGCATAGCATATTCTCAAGGACTGAGGAAGGAACCATCTATTGCAGACGGATGATACGTGAGAAAGAAGACAAACGAGGAACAAATACAACCCTAAACAAGATTATGGACTATGGAACTAAGATCAAAGCTCCGCAATCTCTGTGCCGTAGGTTCTACGACTACTACAATAAAATGGACTGGCATAATAAGGCTGGAAGGGAAATCGACTGGAGAGAAACCCTACGGCAATGGTTCGCTAAGTCACAAGAACCGACCAAGCCAAGTGAAATCAACTCCTGCTACTCACCTCCAGTAGAGTTCGAGGACTCGGTACGTGACGCTACAATGGTGTTAAATCACGCTAGGAGGGAGTCTACGGCAGTCTTGACCGTAGCCTTGGCAACATACAGCAAGGAGACAATTATGAAGTGCCTTGAGGCTATTAAAGACAAAGAGCTAACTGATAGAGTATCTAAGATATATGTGGACAGGAACAATGCTTAGTCTAAGACTAATCAGATGGACGAAAAGGGCATTGACCCTAGTTTACTGCCGAGTGCGTCATATAGAGATGACCCCAGCGAAAAGATCGACACAATCGAAGACCTCATTAGGGAAAGGATTTATGCTTTCGATGCCGAACTACCGACGACATTGGTGGGATTCAGAATGGTTGTCGAAAAGATTTACTTGTCAGCAATATCGCAATCCACTAATCATACCTCCGTGGAAAAAGCCCTTACCCAATATGTTGAAAGTTCCTTATCCGAACGAGTTTGGGAAGCAATATCACAAGTTTTGGGGAACATTGTGGACTCATCCAATCCTAGGAAAACGGCAGATTTGTACGCTTGTGCGACTGGCTTACGACTACGTCAAGGGATTACTCTAACAGACTTAGCTAAAAAGTACGGAATCTCTAAGCAGGCTTTGGACAAGCAACTTGTTCAGCTTTGCGAAAAACTTGATCTGCCACCCCCTAGATTGATGAAGAGTCAGTTATCTAGGGAATCATATAGACTCGCTAACCATAGGAAAATAAAAGATGAAAAAAAATAATATAGTTTGTGCTACGAGTACACAGCTACAACTCAACGGATTCAAGTTCAATCCCCTCGAACTAATCATCGAAGGAGAGCATACCATCGAACAATGGCTAGAGGCTGGAAAGCTTCTAACTGGAATGGAGTCCTCGCTGAACTGGTGGATTGGCGATTGGTTAGTGTTCGGTGAGCATAACTACGGACAAAAGTATTCTCAAGCTGAGACAATCACTAATCATCGTCAAGACTACTTGAAGGCTTGCAACTTCGTATCGGGCAAAATCCCATCGGCTAATCGAGTGTATGGACTCTCTTGGAGTCACCATCGGGAAGTATGTCCCTTGTCTCCAGAAGATCAGAAGGTATGGCTAACAAAAGCATTGGAGCAGGAGTGGACTGTATCGGAACTGCGAGTAAATATGAGGAAAAGTCTCGCTGAGTATTCCGAGGAGGATACGTATAGTAAAAGCTTCAATCTAGTGAGTTGGACACAGGAAGGCTTGCGTTGGCTCAAACAGGAGGTCAGGAAAAACCCCATCGAGAACTGGAGTAACGAAAGGAAGGTATTGATAAAGAAAGACCTCGAGCCAATAGTCGAGATTTACAAGTCACTATAAATGAATAGCTTAAAGTTCCTAAGCGATATTGATGTATACCCTTGTCCAGATGGAGATGGGAATTGGGAGCTTTACATACGAACCGACAACTCAGACGAGCCACTCGGAGATCGATATTCAATGGGTGGGATTCCTCCACCATTAGTCTATTCGTTCAAGAAATTTGACGAGGCCAAGAAAGCATCCGAGGAATGGATAGACTACTTGCGGAAGAGAAAGCGAGAGATGAAATGAGGTTCGCAACGGCTAAAAGGGCTAAGGATAACAAGACCTACACTAAACTACGTAAAGAGTACTTACTCAAAAACCCTAAATGCTGGTGGTGTGGGTTTCCTGCTACGGACATACATCATAAACTAGGCAGGGTTGGCAAACTATTGAATGACGTGAAGAATTGGATAGGACTTTGTCGCAAGTGTCACGATAAGGCACACAAAGAGCGTAGGTGGGCAGTAGAATGCGGTTTGATGCCCAAGCCAGCGTGGTTATTGGCAGAGGAACTAGGACGTGAATAAAGACCTTCTGTGCTCGGTGTGTCAGAAAGAACCCTTTGCCAAGAATAGCGAGCTATGCGAGGACTGCGGAGAACACGTTAAGAATGGCTCGATATGGCTCCTTGGGATTAAGAATGGGTCAGAGGCTAATCCAAAGAGGAACAAGAAAATTTGGGAAGTTAAGAAATCTATCATACAAGAAACTATTGCAGAACCTATGCGGTCAATAATCCTAGCGGTGGGATTTTCTTTCATCACGGAAGAACTCTGCGAAACGATGGGGTTAGAATAGAATGGCGAAAACGATAGTCTGGTTTAGCGACAACGGAAAAAGAATCTGTGCGGAAATCGCTTGCCAAGACGGAAAGCAACGAGTACTAAGAGCGAAGGATGAAGAAGGGAAAGAAATCGAAATCAGTTTTATCGAGGAAAAAGCCATCGCCTCAGCAAAAAGAATCAATCGATACGGATATCCAGACCCTCAGCCCCAAGAGGACGGAAGCGATGAAAATGGATGGGTTCAATGACTGCATTATCGGTTGGTGTGAGAGGGCGAATATGGACGAGGTTGTTGCTTACGATAAATGGAAGATCATCGAAAAACTCAAGAAGAGTGGAATGACTGGATTAGAGGCGATGGATTACTTCTACTTTAATCAACTCGGAGCTTGGGTAGGCGAAGGCACTCCAGTCTTCATCGACCTAAAGAAAAAACTATGAATAATGAAAAAAACAAGAAAATCTGTACTGGAGAGAAATCAAAAGATTGTTGCAAAGGCAAAGGCCAAAAAGTCAAAACACTTCGTTCTGCCAGAGGCGGGAGCGAGCAAATCCCTGCTAAGAAAGGTGGGGGCTACGTACATTTTGGTAGATCACAAAAAGTAGCAATGGTACGAGTGGACGTGGACATCGACGAGACCTCCACGGAAGTTCTAATCCAGCACGCCAACAAAAATATGACGGCTTACGACAAAGCGGTGTGGGCATTAGAAAACATCCTTACTGAGATGGCTAAAAGCAAGTGAATGAGCCTTTTATAGAGGACAAACCCACTTTCGTAGACGGAAGGGGCGTACTTCACGAAATCATTAGGCACTCCTATAATGGTCAGATAAAGCAAGTTTACATTACTGGCTGTGCTTCGGGCATAGTAAAGGCTTGGCATTTACACAAGGTTCAGATTGATCGATTCTGCGTCATAGAGGGAACGATGCTGGTAGGAATTTACGACGAGCAAAGGGATATGAGTTGGAAGTTCTTTATGACGGCAAGCAAGCCCCAAGTGCTAACCATCCCTCCTAACCTATGGCACGGATTTACTGCCCTATGGGGGCAACCAGCAAAAGTCCTAAACTGCGTATCAGAGGAGTTTAATGGGACTGATGAGTTTCGCAGACCCTACGACTCCTTCCCTAGTTTCAACTGGCTCGAAAAAGTACACGGATGAGTAACGCTATCTGGCTTCTTTGCGGATTCGGCTACATAGTATTCTTCACATTGCTAATTATTATTTCAGACGAATAGGCTCGCAAGCTTGTTCACCGAGGGACAAAATAGTTCTTGCCAACCAGCTTGGTAATTGGTAGATTACTTCTACAAAACAACCAACCAAGAAAGGAAACCAAACCAAATGGCATTCTTCGAACCTCTAATAAGTTTCACATATGACGAAATCGATCTGCTCCTCAAATCCATCTCGCTTGAGCTTAATCTAGGCGAGGGTGAGACGAGTGGCATTCACCTACCCGATTTTGGTCAAGACAAGAAAAAGGTGGAAGCGTTATTGGCAATTCGGGAAAAGTTAGAGATCGGTAAATATGCGGGATGCGGTTAAGAAACAACTAACCAAGAAAGGCACTAATAAAATGAACACTAAAAGAAAATGGTCAGAGTTGAATCTTGAAGAACGGAATGCAGAACTGCGTAGGCTTTGTGACGTATACAAGGGAATTAAGCAGATTGCCGACCAGCTTAACACCCCTAAAACGTGGTCAGAGTTGAATCCCGAAGATGCAAAGTATCTTGAATCCTCCCCTCGTCGGGACTGCTTCCCCCGCATAGATTACTAAACCCAAACCAAAGAAAGGAACAAACAAATGAAAACCACATACTGCGTAATAAATCACAAGAACTATTCTCACCAAGACTTCTCTACAATCGAAGAGGCTAGACTAAATTTAGACGGCTCGGAGTTTGAGCTTCGTTCTTGTTATGGCGATGGAAGCTACGAAATCCTAGTGCCTCAAACCCATTACAAAGTTTAACTCCAAACCAAGAAAGAAAAACCAAAATGAACATAAATTCAGACCAAGAAATCAAAGAACTACAATCCGAACTAGCTCAGACGAGACAGAAGTTGTTTCACGCCACTCGAGCACTTGAAAGTTCCTATATTGTTTTGAAGCAAATCAAATTGGAGATTGACCAGCTTGATTTGCGAGCCACGCTTGATCTACTAGATATCGCAAACTAAGGGGGATAAAATGTTGATCAATAAAAAGGCAGTAAGGAGAGAGGCTTTGTCGATGGCTAAAGCTACTCGCTCCAAGGGCTTTTCTCGAGTGGGGAAAAGTTTCTACGAGGAGTTGGAGTGGAAGCTCAAGGCAAGCCTCTCTTCTATGATAGGTCAGCATCCATCCAAGGGAGTTACTTTGCTAGGACGGCACAAGACTATATGAATAGCCTACCATCGAAATTCAATTACCCTTGGCATACTGCTAAATCAATCCCATCATCCTCACCGCAAAATTACGATATTTATGACTCAGAGGGTAAGGCGATTCTAAAAGTTTATCTACGAGGAGTTTCCCCAAGAGAGCAAAAAGACACTCACGAACTTGCTCAATACATCGTTGACTTGCTGGCATCATCACAAACCAAATTAAACAAAAACGAGGAGGCACAGAAAGATGATTATAGATGCAGTACCGAAGATCGAATACTCAGAGACAAGCTTCAAGAGTGGCAACAATTTCCATCTATCGCAACTGAAAGCGAGCATTGCGAAGGAGCTTGCCAACAAGCTTCCTCGGTGCAATAGTTTACTAGACACAATGAGCATCACCCCAGCTATCACCTCGGGAACCTTTTCCTCCGCAAGCGACCAAGTGTTGCAAGCTGGACTGGAGAGTATGAGGAAAAAGAACGAGGAACTTTTCTTGCGTTGTCTAGCCTTGGAAGCGTCCAACAAACGGCTCAAGGCGAATCTCCGCAAGCTAGCAGAGGTAGACGAGAAAGTTTCAAAAATGGCTATGGTTGCTCTGGAGTGTGAGCCTTGAAAAAACTTCATCGTATGCAGTTCGCAGAGGAGTGTGCGACTGCTCAGTACCCCATCAGACGACTCAGCGAAATTCCCCTCGAGTTGAGGAAAGATATAGTTGAGTTGGCTCGGGTGACTGCAAATCGGAGGGGTAAATTTCTTAGGGACTTGCTCCCTATGGTAATGAACTTCTCTGGCAAAGGAAAAACAAGAGAGCTAGCAATTCTCATCGAACACGAAAGCGAGATACTATAAATTGAAAAACGTAATTCAGAAACATTGTGGTGTTTCGGGCAAGCGGAGAACAAAGGCTCCTATGCAAAAAGCGGTGATATTTCCAAATGCAGATCAATGTCAGATGCTACGAGTAATTATGAGGGTGGGCTTGAGAGAGACGTGGCACAAGTGGTCAACCAAGGACAAGGAAAATACGAAATCAGCACTATCAAGACTAGACTACTTCTGTGAACAAACTGGAAGACCTCTCAACCCAAACTTTAGTTCGATACTCGAGGTAACGATGCGTGAGTAGTTCAATCCTAGAACGTCCTCTATTCCAAGAGGGAAATGGTGGTGCAAGTCCAACCCTCCCGCTCCTTTCAGTCGAAGAAGTGAGACAAATGGTGCAGAAAGCACTCTCTCCAGAGTTGCTAAGGGGGAGGTGGAGGACGGAGCAGGGAACGCTGGATGGGCATTGCTACGTAGCTAGCGAGGCTTTGTGGCACTTGCTCGATAAGAGCCTATGGCAACCCCACTACGCCATCTATACGGACGAAGGAGGTAGGGCTACGCATTGGTGGCTAGTTCACAAGGACACCCTAGAGATTGCAGACCCAACTAAGGAGCAATATAACGGCTACAAGTTCCTCGACAAGAATCTCGAGGCTGGAGTCCCTCCATACAAGATTGGAAAGATTGGAAACTTCTTAACCAAGGAGCCGTCCAAGAGGGCAAAAATAGTCATCGACAGAGTTTTATTCTCTTACAAACTAATTCAAAAATTAGGCGACAAGCAATGAGAACTGGCTCAAAAGTGGTATGTGTGGATGATAAATTTCCAGTAGAGATTATGATTTACTATACCCATTTACCAATCAAAGACAGAATATACACTATTCGAGATGTCGGGGTTGGAGTTGGAATAGACGGAGAAGCTGGTCAAATTGCTGTGACGCTTGAGGAGATTGGCAATCCAAAAAGTAAGGTTGCCCCATATATGGAAAGGGGATTCAAACAAGAAAGATTTCAGGAGATACAAGAACCAGAAGATATAGAAAACTTCGCAGAACAACCAGAGGAGCAATTAGTATGAATACAAACGAACCCAAAGACCCAAAAATAGAAGCCCCAACCGACCAAGAGCACGACGAGATTAAGGACTTTTCGTTTTTCAGATTCGAAACATCTATTCGCAAGGAGCGGGAAAGTAATGGTATATTCGATTGAGGGCTATCTGCTACATATTATCGTACCTATTCTACCTAGCAGGGCATATTGTTTGCTACTGCCCAATCCTAAATAATTTCTCTATATTCTATAAGCTTTATTCGTTTCTGATGAAAAAATCAATAGGGTTCGATAAGGAGGGTAGGATATGGAAGTATTCAAGCTCCAAGACGAAAGAATAGAAAAAGAGTTCTTAGCTCATCAATGTTCCAAATGTGGGGCAGAAGGCAGGCTCCACTCAGCTTTCGGCAGGCTAATCTGCACGTCTTGCAAGAATGACAGACCTAACAAGATGACTGGAAACTCGGGGATGTACGATAGACCACAAGAGGAGATGTGTTTCGTAGATGGGCTTTTCTTGGAACGAGTCAGTAAGAGCAATGGAATGTTTGGCAGTCTATTCTTTAGTCACTATCCAGAGTCGAAGGGAATCGTAGGACGTGCCCTCTGTTACCTTGTTTACTTAGATAAGAAGGCTATTGGCATTATAGGTTGTTCTAGTCCTCCCAAAAACTATCTCAAGTTCAAGGAGTTCTTCGATGGAGCAGATGAGAAGCAATATGTGGTCAACAACGTATTCAGGCTTACTCGCAACGACAAGAATCTTGCCACAAAAGTCTTGAAGATATTCCGCAATCTAGCTAGGAAAGACTATGCGAACGAGTACAAGGAGACTTTACTTGGGATGGCTACATTCGTCGAACCTCCTCGTACTGGCACAATCTATAAGGCGGACAACTGGAAATTTCTCGGGATGACTGAGGGAATCAGAATGAGACGCAACAAAGAAACTTGGGAGAAAACCTACCAAAAAGGAGTAGCTAAATACATATATGCTATTAAATTTAACTAAAGTCGTAACTTATCTAATCTACATCATATTCTTTCTATCGATGACCATAGGTGGTACTGGCTACGTAGTATTCGTGATGGGAAACAGTCCTTGGTGGTTCGTTCTAGGATTTATATTCTCACTTGGCTATACTCGCCCTGCTGAGTGGGAAATGCTAACGAAATCAAAAAATGAACTATAAAGTAATGCGTTATACCAAATGAACACGACCATATTCAGAACGATGGGTGATGAGTGGATGATGTTGGGTGCGACACTAAGACAAGGAGGCTATTTCAACTTCGCTGGAGTGTGGGGAACTGTAACAAAAGTAAAAAGAGATATGATTGCGAGTTTCGAAGACGAGACTAGTGAGGGTGGGACGAACTACTACTACGTTGAAGACAAAGGCAAGAATTGGCCTTTATTCTTGCGTTTTGAGCCTCTCTTAACACCTTTTGAACTGTGGGACTCTAACGATGCGAGAGAAGGAACTATCGAGCAGGAGAGGAAGCTTTACAATGCTGGTATGCTATACGCATCATATTCTGATAAGATCACAGCCCTTGGCGACCTTAAGGAAGTAATTATATCAGAGATAGACCAAAGCACTCAGTTCCCACCCCACTTTAACTCACCAACCTACCTATATGGGAGCCTAGTACTAGCACTCCCTGCACCCCTAAGCGTTCAGACACTCTTCAAGAAAACATTCCTAGATACCCTAGAAATGCTCGACGATGCCCCACGATTCACCCTAGGCGACAAGTAATGGACAATATACGTAGCCCCTCTGACACCCCACTAAGGCACGCCCTAGCCCTAGCACTAGAACGTATCAATGCACTAGAGCAAAAGACCCAAGAACTAACTACTAAGCTCTATCTACTTACCCTAGCTAACCCACTTAAGACCACAGAGATAAGGGGCACTTTATTTGATAGCCTAGAAAAGCAAGGGGGGGTATACCTAGAAACAAACTTTAACCCTATTCAGTTAGAACAATTAAGATCAACCCAAAGGGACGCACCCCTAGTAGAGCTTAGAAGAAAAGTAATTAGATCATTATATTCCCAAGGGATAAACAAGAACGCTATAGCACGCCTACTCAATAAGTGTTACAAGACAATAGATTATAACTTAGCAATGTCTTGTCCTTTAAGGAAGGCAAAGACCAAGCAGTTTGTATTAAGACGCAATGCACTAGACAAGAAGATAGCCAAGAGTCGACAAGTAGTTATAGTGTAGAGATAAGATAAGTATATGAGCATAGCATTTCAAAATAAAAAAGGAGTAGATAACTTTTACAAACATAAGGGACAGCAGGGTGGCGAAGCCG